GGGCAGCGTCCTATGATAGCTCCTGTGCTCAGTTCAGAGACTAAGAAGCTGAATGACTTCATAAAGGGGCACGGATAATGGCGACCGGAAACGCAAGCAAGGGCAGTAAGGGCGGGGGCACGGCCTCCCCTGCCACTCACGATGAAGATGAAGACCTGATGACGAAGCGAGTGAGACACTTTCGCTCCTGGGTGAACTCGCGCAAATCGAAAAAGGCAGCCATCCCGCCAGCGGACATGCTCTGCAAATACCCGAACTCCCCGAAGCCCCCGGCCCGGTAGGGTCAGTCAGGCCCGACCGGAGGAGAGCCACATGTTTTTTTGTAGAATTCCTGCATGGTCTCCGTTACTTTCTCTGATGGTTTCCACCCAAATCTATCTAATGTGAATGCCGCCGAGTCTCGGAGGTACTCCGCTATCTTTAAGTGGAATGTTGCCGATACACGCTGAAGCTCCATCGCTGCTGGAGACGCATCACTTATGCAGGAATTCGAAAACTGGTCCAGTAATTTGGAAAACTTGATCGCTGTATTTTTTAGCTCAAGGTTAAGGCCAGATTGAATTTTCGTCCACTTTTCTTCGGCTTGGTTCACGGTTTTTCCTTTGGCATGTTGGATACGGTCCAGCCTTCTATCAGGATTCGCTCAATCTCGTCTTTGCGAACCATGATCGAACCACCCAGGCGAACCGATTTGAGTTTTCCTGCCTTAATCGCCCGGTGGATTGTGGTGTAGCACTTCCCCGTGATCTTGCAGACTTCCGCGAGATTGAAAAGGGATTTCTCGGTTTTGGTTAGCGGCATCGCATGCTCGTAAGTTGCAAAAATTCCTTTTCCGTCATCGTTACACCATGCCTCTTCAAGAAACCGAGGTCATAGGTCAATCTAACTTGTTCTGGAGTAGAAAAAGGCCCCATGTCTAGAATTGGGGCCGCACATTTGCTTTCAAGGGTAGTGCCATTGTCAAACTGAAATTGGGTCACGTACTCTTCTTCCACTTCCCCTAAATCTCTCACAGCCACGACTCTCATTTTCTTTCCTTCCCCATTCCCAAAGTTTACCGCTATTCACCGAACCGTACCATGTCTCACGGCTTCTGTCAAGTCCTGCCATGTAATTTTATTGCTCGCGCCTGTTTGTACTTGCGATTGGTTGTGGAGTGGAGAAAACTGCAAAGGGAGAAAGACAAGTAATGCCTGAAACGGCCACCACTACGACCTCTGAGTCAACGACGACGGAATCCTTGGGATGGCGTGCGGGTCTTCCAGACGACCTCAAGCAAAATGAAACTTTCAAGTCGTTCAAGACCGTGGGGGATTTTGCGAAAGCCCATCTTGACACGGCAACGAAGCTGACTGACGCCGAGGCTAAGCTGAAAGACTTCATACCCAGACTGCCGGATAACGCGACCGACGAGGAAAAGGGAATCTACTACAACGCATTGGGTAGGCCGGAAAAAGCTGCGGACTACGAGTTCGACGGCGAGGACAAGAACGCTCCTGAGTGGACGGGGTTTTGGAAACAGCAATTTCATTCCCTGGGCTTGACGAAAGCCCAAGCCAAGAGTTTGAGCGCGCAGTGGAATGGGCAACTTCAGAAGATGGTCGATTCCTATAACGAAGGCCGGAAGAACGAAGTTGCCGAGGCTGAATCGAAACTCCGAACCGAATTGGGCGACAAGTTCGATGCCAACGTGGAACTGGCGAAACGTGTTTACAACAAACACCTGGGCAAAGAGTTTGACAAGAGCTTTGCGAACGGAACGGCTGAATACCGTTTCGACGCGATAAGGCTGCTTCTCAAAGTCGCTGCCCTGACCGGAGAGGACCGCTCGCCGCAATCAGCGGCAAGTCGTGTGACCGGGAAGGAAAGGACCTTCATCACCTACGACAAGAGCCCCGCTCCGCCCAATAAGGTTTAAGGAGAATCGCCATGGCCGACATTTCACAGTTGGGCTATTCCACGTTTTACGACATCATCAACAACTATTCGTCTACAGACGCGAGGGCGCAGTTCGTGATCCCCGCCCGCATCTTGGACCGGATGACGCCGTTCATCAAGATGCTGCCGATGGTGCCCAGCAACAACATCCTCTCGAATATCGCCACGCGCACGGACTCACTGCCTGTGGCCAGCACGCGCCGGTGGAATGAGGGCATCAAGGCTACGGCCTCGAAGAATGTCCCGCTCTCGGACCCCATCGCCTTGTTCGAGGACTACTCCGAAGTGGACAAGGACTTGTGGGAAATCCAGAACCAGCCGAATGTCTGGCGCTCCGACCAGGACATGAATCACATCGAGGGCCTGTTTCAACTCATCGAATCCACGGTGATTTACGGCAACCTCACCCAAAATCCCGGAGCCTTCAACGGGCTCGCCACTCGTTTCAACAATCTTGAGTCCTATCCCAACGGCGACACCTCCTGGGTGCCGAACGTTTGGAATGGCGGAGCTTCATCGGGCAACGTGACGAGCGCGTGGATGATCGAATTCAGCCCTGAATCGTTTTACGGGATTTACCCGCCGAACACTCCGGCGGGACTCAGCGTGCGGGACTTGGGAGAATTTACCAAAGAACTTTCGGCCGGCACCGGGTCTGTCGGCTCCAATTATCTGTACCAAGTTTTTCGCACTCTGTTGCGCTGGTACGTTGGCATCCAGATTGGAGACGAGCGTTGCGTCCAGCGAATCTGCAACATCAATCCCACCATGCTCTCTGCCAACAATTTCGATGAGAACATTTTCATTGCTGCGAAGAACCGGCTGCCTCGATTCGGCGAGAGTGGGACAACGGCGATTTTCGTCAACCGCGATCTGAAAACGCAGATCGACCAGCGCGCGACCGTCCAGAAGATCAATGCCTATACCAACTTCACTTCTGGCGAGACGGACGTGTTCGGCAGGTCCGTGACCAAATTCCAGAATATCCCGATCTACACGGCGGAAAAAATTCTGTCCACCGAAACGGTACTGAGTTAAGGGAGATGAGACTATGCCAGTAACAGACGCTTTGCTTTACCTTCACGGAACTGGGTCTTCAGCTTCCGGGCCGATTACCAGTACCGCGAAATCGTTGACCGGCTCCATCGCCACCACCGGGGTCTTGACTATCACGGCGGGCGCAGCCGGAGCCGCACTCTTGGTCGGGGATGTGCTTACCGGAGTCAACATCTCTGCCGTGACCGCCACGAATCCTCCGACTGTTGTGACCTCGATTACCTCAATCAGCGCCATCAACGGAGTCGGCACCTACGTGGTCAGCAATCCGCAACTCTCGAATAGCGCAACGATCTTGGCCACGCCGCCTCTTATGGGCGACCTCATCGGAGTTGGCGGCGCCGCGCAAGAGAGCAACCTCGAACTCGACTTCGGGGCTCCAGCGAGCGGCGGGAGCTATCCGTGGCTTCCTGAATTCCCATCGTTGACCGAGAAGGGTTATACCTTCCCTCCTGAAGTTGTGGGAGACGGCGGAGTGGAGATGGGCGTTCACATCATCATCACTGCCGGCTGCTACCCTGGGACAAGCACTACAGGGGCTAGGGTAGATGTCCAGAGCGGGGCGGCCACTGGCGCGACGACTGTGATTGCCAGCCGGACTTTCACGAATGCTCAACTTGAGGTGGCCGGAGCGCATTACTTCATTCCAGTGCCACTGGTAGCCGTCCTAGAGTTTCTGCAATTCCTCTGGACGAACCTGCCGACCGCCTCCGTCGTCAATTTTGGCGGTCGCATCGTGGCCTGGTTCGGGCCGAAGACTGGCGGAGAACAGTAGAATGATGGTTCAAGCGAAGTGCATTCAGCGGGCGTGGGATAGCACTCAGTCCCGCTTGTACGTTCCTGATGGCGGGCCGTTGCCTGGGGGACTGTACGAGCTTGACTTGGAGAACCCCGCACATCGAAAGCTCGCCGATCTGAAAACCCAGATGCGGCAATTCGTCTTTCAGTTCGACCGCGTCGCTGCGAACGACCCCGCGTCCGGGCTCTATTTCTGCTCGGACTGCGGGGCTCGTTTCGAGACTCTGAATCTCTTGGGAACTCATACCCGACAAGAGCACAAAAAGACTCTCCCGAAACCCGAGCCTGAACCCGAGCCGGAAGTCGAGGAAGTGCCGACAGGCTTGAATGCAGCCGGTGATCTAAGAGGGCTTGTACCCATCCACTGTAAAGGCTGCGGCCAGGAATTCCCTAACGTCAACGTGCTGACGAAGCACAAGCCGAGTTGTCCAGGGGCACCATTTACGGAGCGGCCTTTGGAAAGAACTCCATCTGAACCCGTCGCTCCAGCAGCGAGTGAGGAAATGGCGCAGGCCCCCCCTGCGTAGGGGGCCGGATGAATTATTCTCAAAGTGGAATCTCCAACTTAGCCCTCGGCCGCATCGGCGCACGCGGCCAAATCACCGACATCAACGAAGACAACCCGAACGCGGTCAAAGTGTTGGCCGTGTGGGATGCTGTGTTTCAAGAGGTATTGTCGGAGCGGGACTGGAAATTTGCCAAAACTCGTGCCCCACTCCAACTCAGTCCAATCATTCCCCTGTACACCTTCAAACACGCATGGGCTTTGCCGGCCGATTTCCTCCGTTTCGTGCGGCCTCAGAAACTCGCGCGTGACCACCATCACTGGTACTGGGGATGGGGGCCGGAAGGCGAAGGCTGGTATCACCGCGACGATCCCCCGTTCTGGCCTCACAACACCACGTTCAAAATCGAGACCCTGACGGCAGGCTGGCAATCTCCCCTGACCATTCCTCCTGTACCGTATCCGGGGCCGTTTCCGGCTGGACGCTACGCTCTGACGAATTATGGCGGCTGGGACGGTCCCGCCATGATTACGTACATCCCGCTTATCAGTGATTACACCCAACTCATGCCCGGATTCGTAAACTGCCTCGGGTGGCGTCTGGCAGCGGAGCTTGTGGTGGCCGTGACGGAAGATAAGGGGAACAAATTCCAGACAGCTATGGAAATGTACAAGGACGCTCTTAACAGCGCGGAAGCACAGAACGAAACGATGGATTTCTCTAAGGATGAGGCCGGAAGCGAGTCGTGGGAGCGTGCCGGCCGCTGGATGAACTGGTAATGTTTCACGTGGAACATTGATGCCTCCAAAAACCTATCCCGCCGTTAATTCCTTTAATTCTGGCGAAGTCAGCGAACTGATTTCCGGGATGCGGGAGGATTTGACCAAGTACAAGTCGGCTTGCCGCATCCTTGAGAACGCTCTTCCTTTGGTGGAAGGCGGAGCCAAGAAGATGCCGGGGACGTATTTCGGCGGGGCGACGGCTCTGGGTGGCTCGATGTTCACCGGGTCCATTGCAGGAACGACCCTCACCGTTACCGCGGTCAAATACGGAGTCCTGCAAGTAGGCCAGACAATTGTTGGGGTTGGGGTCGAGGCAGGGACCACGATAAGCGCATTCGGCACGGGCACTGGAGGGCTTGGCAATTACACAATCAGCCCTTCGCAGACAGTAGCCATCGAGCAGATGATGACGGCGAGCAGTGGCCGGAGCCGCTTGGTGCCGTTTCAGTTTTCGACGGAGCAAGGTGCGATACTGGAGTTCTCTCAACAACTGGTCCGCATTTGGGAAGTGACGACTGAAGGGAGTTGGCCGCTCGGGTTGGCTGTCAGTGGAGGCGCGCCGATTGAGATTCCAACACCCTATGCCGATGCCGACCTGTTTGATCTCGATGTATCCACGCAGAGCGCCGATGTGCTCTACATCGTGCATCCGCTTTATCCTCCCGCCTCAATCAACCGTCTGTCCGCTACCAGTTGGACTTACAGCCAGTTGGCACTCTATGGCACAGAAGGCGTCGTAAAGACCGGCTACAGTGCTCTTGGTCAATACATCACCAACATTAGCCAAGCGAATCCCGCAGTGGTGACGCTTTCTCCCAGCGGTCCCGGCTTAGCCAATGGGCAGCGAATCTACATCAACGGATGCTCTGGCATGGTCGAGCTTAACGAGGGACAATTCATTGTCGCCAATGAAGCCTACACCAGTGCCGGGTATACGTTCAATCTTTTGCCCCTTGGCGCAAGTGGAACTGGCCCAGTCGCATCCTTGTCAGGCCCAACAGGGGCCAGTTTTCTCTCTGACCCAGCGGGAACTTATGCCACCACGGGAGGTATAGGGTCTAGCCTGACGGTCATTGTCCAATCTCAACACGTTTACGGGTCCATTTGGGTCATAACCTCAATTTCTGTCGGCAATCCTGGCACCGGCTACAACGTCGGAGACGACGTTCAATTTGTTGTTCTCGGAAAAACTCTCGGGGCTCAGGTAACTGCCATCACACTCAGCGGGCTGATAAATTCAACCGGATTTCTCGCGTATCAAGGTGGCGGTTTTGCTGTGCCCGTTAACCCGCTTTTCAACACTGCCGGGAACTTTCCGGCTTGCTGCACCTTGTACCAAGAGCGCTTCTGTTTGGCGGGTGCAGACGATACTCCGACGCAGATGAACGGCAGTGTGCAGGACGATTACCCTGACTTCATTTGCGATCCTACCGAAGAGGATTATGCGATCCAGTTTACCTTAGTATCGAACAAGCTGGACCAGATTCTCAATATGATCGGTACTCCGAACGCCTTGCTCTTAGGAAGCGCGGGCGGCATTTGGACGATGGTAGGAGCGAACGGAGAGTCCCTGAGCCAAACAAGTGTGAATGCCGCGAAGCAATCCACTTGGGGAGTGAGCCGACTTGAGCCGCAAATGATCGGGGATTACACGATCTTTGTGAGCCGTTCCGCTCGAATCGTGGTGGTGCTGATTTATAACTTTGTGACGAACCAATGGGACAACTTCGATTTGACGCGGTTGAATCGGGACATCACTAAGGGGCCTTCGGCTGCCCAGTCGGGCATTGTCCAAACCGCCGTGCAGATTGAACCTTACCCGATTTTCTGGGCTGTCCGGGCCGATGGCCAACTTATCGGCTTGGTCTTCAATCAGCAAGACCAGGTGTTCGCGTGGTTTCGAGTGAACATGCTGCCGGAGGGAGGAGTCATCGAATCGGCTGCGGTCATTACTGGCGACGGCGAAGAGGACCAACTTGCTGTGGTGGTGAATCGCACCATCAACGGGGTGACGCAAAGATATTTCGAGTATTTTATGCCGCAAGAACTCTTCGGCCAACTCTCGAACGCCTTTTTTGTGCATTGCGGCCAGCAGTGGCAAGGGTCGGGACCATTCAACATTACGGAAATTAGCAACGGGAATCCGTGCGTAGTGACCGCGCCGGGGCACGACTTTGTGAACGGACGGACTATACAGATTGCCGGCGTGAACGGCATGGCGGCTCCTTCTGGCGACCAGAGCATCAACCAAGACAAAACTCAGGCGTACACGGTTACGGGCGTCTCTGGCGACACGTTTGAGCTTGTAGGCATGGACACTTCATTGTGGTCATCCTATGTCAGCGGCGGTACGGTGATGCAGGTAACGAACGAAGTGACCGGCATGAGTTACCTCTTGGGCGAGAACGTGGTGGCCGTGGGAGACAGTGCGCTGATTCTGCCACCTACCCTAGTGACCGCCGACGCTGTAACTTTCGCGTATTACTGCAACCTGATAACGATTGGCATTCCGTATACGGTCACAGTCCAGCCTACGAATCCGGTCCTCAGTTCCCCCTCGGCCACCACGCGCGGCATGAAACAAAAACTTGACCGCGTGACGATCTCGATGTATCAGAGCATGGGCGGAAAGTTCGGAGTAGATCCCGCGCACATGTATCCTATTATTTCCGGGCCGGGTTCGCTCGGCAAAGGGCCAGGAATGGCCACGCTGGAAGTGACGCGCGACATCGACGCGGATTGGACGGACGAAAGCGCTTTTATTATCACGCAGAGTGAGCCCTTACCGTTCACGCTGCGGGGCCTCGTAATGAGGCTCAGCTACAACCCGGATTGAAAGTGCTATGATATGAGCCTCGAAACGGTCGTCTTGGAGCCGGTGCACCTGTTGAGATTGCTGAACGGGTCCACTCGCCCATTCGCCGACCCGATGAAGCCCGACCAGTTAGCGCGCGCTTACTTTTCTCCAGGGAGTGCGGCGTACTGCCTGCTGGACGATGGCGAGCCGGTCTTCGCGGGCGGGATTGTAAATCTGGAATGGCATCGGGGCGAAGCGTGGATATTGCCCACGCCGTTCTTTCGACAGCACTATAAAACCTGCTTCGGGATTTTGAAAAAGATGCTCCCAGAGATGGCGACCGAGAAGGAATTTGTGAGAGTTCAAGCTGTGGCAGCGGACGGCGTGTCGATTGCTCTCTTCGAGCACCTTGGGTTTGAGTACGAGGGCACGCTGAAGTATTTCGGCCCGAACGGCGAGACCTGTCGAATGTACGCGAGATTCTTTGGCAGTAACGGAGGCAACCTTGACGCCTCAAAATGAGCAAGGGGCTTTTGCCGGACTGGGCGTGGCTTCCTCGCTCTTCGCTGGCATCGGACAGTACGAAGCTGGTCAAGCGGAAAAGTCGGCATACGATTACAACGCCACCATAACCCTTCAAAACATGCAGGCGCAGATGATCGCCAGCCAGCAAAGGTATTCTGCCCTGCTCGGCAAGCAAGCCTCCGCCTACGCTCGGGCGGGAGTCGATGTTGCCAGTGGCTCACCCCTCCTGGTCATGGCAGCCACTTCCGCCCGTGGCGCTCAGCAAGGCGAACAAATCGAGCAAGCGGGAACTGAGGAAGCGAATCTCCAGCGCTATTACGGAAAGATCGCCGCTTGGCAAGGGGAAATGGGCGGAATTGGTACGTTCCTAAGTGGAATGACCAAGAGCATTGCGCCTTTATTCCAGGCTGTGCCATCAGGTGTGCCGCTGGCAGGATAACTCATGCCGCAGATACCCGGAGTCCCGACCCTTCAACCCGTAAACCAGCCGTACATGTCCCCGGCAGAGGCCGCGAGACCGGGTGAGACCGTCGAACGCCTGGGCGAAGAATTCGGGCAACTCGCTACCGGGATTGGGAGCTATGTTCGCAAAGCGCAAGAGCACGTTGACAAACTCGCCGCAGAGAACCAACTAAATGCCGCTTATCTGGCCATGCAGGACGATCTTGCCAAGACTACAAACTCTCGCGATGTGGAAGGTGTGCTTAAACAAGCGAACGACAATGTAGCCCACATCATGCAGGAATGGGGCAAATCGCCCGCCTCGCGCGACATTGAATTGACTGCCCAAGGCTATCTTCCCCACTTTGAGCACCAGGCCAACATGAGACAAGTCGATCTGTTGGGCAAAGAAAATCAGGTGCATCTTACCAATCTGAACAAAGCACTTTTGAATGAAGTCGTTGACCCTGCAAGTGCCGCCGCCGCTTCTGCTAAGTGGAATAACGCCTTGGATGGTTCGGTGCGGGCGAAGTTGATGGATGGCTGGCAAGCCGAAGCCGCTAAAGATGCGTTTCGCGTGGCATCGCAAGAGACACTTCTGGACAGATTTTCGAGCAGTCCCAATCCCGCAGATAACAAGTCTGGCCTAGATGATCTTATTCAACACCCCGAGCACTATCCAGACCTCGATTCGCACAAGAAGGCTGAATACAAGCAAAAGCTCGAAGCGGCTTTCCGTGTGAACACAGATTTCATGGAGAGGGTAGGAGTAAAGCAGTTCGTTGACAAGGAACTTCCTGAGTTCCGCAAGATGTATAGCCGTGCCGATGGGTCATTCGATTTGCAGGGAGCGATCAAAGAGGTTGACCGCCGCGAGGGGCTGCCCGCTTCCGACCCCGATCACATCAACGCGACGTTGGGCGGGGACGCACTTCGCAATCACTTGAGAGCCGACGATGCAGACCGAAAAGAAATTCAGGCGGCGCAGAACCGTGACGACCTGGACAAATACGGTCCCCAAGTTGACGAGCACAAGTTGTCCCTTTCGCAAATCTGGCAGTTGCGGGATACCCATCAAATAAGTCAGAGTACGGCGGCATCGCTGGAAAAGATGTTGCAGACCAATGTACGCATCGAACGGCAAGAGTTGAACGCTCAACGCGCCGAAGTTCGAGCCGAGCGTGCTGACGTGCGAGAGCAGCGGGCCGAGGAGAGATTCAAAGATTGGGAAAACTTGAAGAACGCTAGAAACAACAGCCGCAATACTGCCCTGTCCTACTATCAGGCCATCGGAAACGGAGAGAAGATTGACATTTCAGAACTCTATTCCAGGGCGGGTGTCGGAGCGGGTCAAATTCTCCCCGCAGACATCAAGCGCGTGGAATCAGCGGTAAACGCTGCCAGCAAAGACCCGTCTATGAAGGAATCGCTCAGTCTCATTAACGCCTTCGCCCCTCTGCAAGCGCAACCAGGGGATTCCGCAGAAGTGCAGGAGCGGAAGCGTCTGCGAAAGATGGAACTCCACGCGATACTTCAGCGGGAAGTGGAGATGAAGGGCTTGAAGGGATTCGATGTCGTGAAGCAGACCAACGAAATGCTTGACCAGGCCAGCCAACAAGAAATCGGAGAATACATCAACAACATGATGCGAGCGGTCGGGATGCCTACCGAGACTGGACCATGGACACCTACTGGCAGAACCTACAACATTCCAGCGAGGTCGGCGTGGGGCACTCGACCTGCCTCATCCCCTGGCGCGATGCCTGTGCCCAAGCGTCCAAATAACGTGCCTGAACAAGCCGTGTGGAATCCAGACGAGGGAACATGGGAACTTCCCCCACAATAACCCGCTGGGACGCTCAGGGCAACCCTCTCCAAGCCCCTGAGCAGCCTCAAGGTCCAGCCATAACTCGATGGGATGCTTCCGGCAATCCGCTTCCGGCTCGCGCAAGTTCACCTGCGCGCGTCGATGCGGGCCAAGCCTTTCAGGCCGCGATCCATTCCAAAATGCTCGGCGTTGACCCCGGCTTTGCCTATCAGCACAATGACAAAATTAAGAGTCAGTTGCAGGAAGTTGGCGGAGACTACTGGTCGGATGCGGGCCGTGCGGCTGAAACTGGTGTGGAGGAAACTCCGCTGGCAATGCTTATCCGGGGCCGTGCGCCAGACCCTTTCGAGTCTCACGACCTGTTGCAGAACTTCGTCCACGACGTGTCGAGTTTTGCGAGCGATCCGGTGTTTTTGGGTGCAGCTATCGGGGGGTCTTTCCTGGGCGGTCCCGAGGTCGGCATTCCTCTTGCCTTCGCGTTAGATGCCGGATTGCGCAAAGGTTTGATGGATCACTACCAGAAAGGCAACGTCAAGAGTTTTGGTGAACTGACTGATCGCGCGGCTGCTACGTTATGGGCTGGCGCCAAAGGCGCGATTACAGGTGAGGCCGCGGTTCTAGCGGGCGGGTTGCCCGTTCCCGGAGCGTTGGCAGGAAGTGTCTTAGGCCGCTTCGGAGTTCATGCCCTGTACCAGTCGGCAGCCTTGACAACTGTTGGCTCGCTCCTCGATTGGCGAGTACCAAAAATGGAGGACTTTACCCGCACTGCCGCTGTCGTGGCAGGATTGGGATTGCTCTCGCTTCCCTCCGAGATGACGCGGGCGAACGCTCAGCGTGCGCTTATGGACGTGTACGCCAAGGATGGCACTCCGCCGGCTGAGGCGGTAGCAAAACTCCAAGCGCAACCTCCCGTTATTCCCGACATGGAGCCGGGATTGCGTCCAGCGATTCAATTCACCCGCACTGCTGGTGCCGCTTTCGATAGCACCGAAATATCCACCGCAAATGCGGCGACATCTGGCAAGGCAGTTATGGAAGCGGATGAGGGCGACGGCCACCCAGAACTTGCCGAGAAGATGTTGGGCCGGAAACCTGTAGGGTTGGAAGAATTGGAACGCGCCCCAACTCTGGCTGACAGGGTATTAGCGCAACCAGATAGTCATTTGCAGCAGGTGATCGACCGTGCTGCGGAGTTAATGAAGGAACAAACGGGCGAGGCAATCGAACCACCGAAATCTGGACGGGGCTTTACCACCCCCGAAGGCAAGTTCCTTAATCGCGAGCAAGCGAAGTCCTGGGTCAAGAAAAATGAGCCAGAGGTCTACGCGAAGTGGTCCGAGATCACCGAAGACGAAAAATCGGAATTCCATTCCGACGATTACAGGCAGGCCCGCGAACGGGTTCAGAATCGAACTATGGCCGAAGGCGACCCTGGTGTAGCCGCATGGTCGCCGCAACTGGCGAAGTTTGTAGCAGGAAGACGGCCAGAGCTAAACGACATCAAGGCTGGAGTTCAAAGCTCCAAGTATGGCAAGGCAGTGTTGATAGACCTGTTCGTTGGGCCTCGAAACATGCTGCGTGCCGCAGCCGAACAACTGCGCACGCGCCTTGCGAAGCTGATACCTGACTTCCGCGACCAGGAAGCCTTGACCTTCTTTCGTGACTATAAGGGCTCTCCCGACGAATTGCGCGCTGCCATCGAGGAAGTCCGCGCCGGGAAGAACGAAAAACTAAAAGCGTACATCCCTTCGATGGAAAGAGCGTTGAGTCCCTCTCCTGAGCTTTTACAGGCAGACCAGCAAATGACGGAATACTTCACGAATGCGCTCGGTCTCGGACGGCAAGTTGGGATTTTAGAGAGCAGCATCGACCCTGAACGGTATAGCCCGCGCCTATTCACGAAGGCCCTGGAAGATGAAGAAGAGGCTCGCCGGGAAGGGCGTCCGCGCTTCACGGCAAGAACTCCTCACGCGATTCGCAGGGAATATCTGAGGATTCTCGACCCACTGAAAAGCGGCGAGTTCGAGGCTCGCACCTTCAATGCCTTGGATGAACTCTCCGTCTACGGCGACCGTCACGCCACGGCAGTAGCCACCAGCATTTTCAAGACCGAATTGAAAAATACCGAATTGGGCAAGAACGGAAGCCGTAGCGATGTGCCTGCCGATTGGCGGGAACTTCCGGGAACCCACAAGTCGATCATAACCAAGGATGCCAGAACCGGGGAAACGAAGTCAATTCAGCAAGGGTTTTATGTCCCCCAAGTGGTTTCGGACGCCATGCGGCCGATCCTAGAGCAAAATGTTTTGTCGGGTGTTGCCAGTTTCAAGGCTGTCCGGGCGATGCAAAGCTACATCAAGTCGATGGAGCTGGGGCTCTCTGTGTTCCACATGAAAGCTCTGTCGCTGATGGCTTGGAGCAATATGAAGTTGACTGACTTCGTGAAAGCGCTCCGGTCAGACAATTCCTCGCCAGAGTTTGAAGAGGGGGAACGAGAAGCCGCGCTTTGGGGAACCGAAACAACGATGACAGGCCCCGCGTATGAAGCCTATAAAGGTCTCAAACCCTCCAGCCTCCCCACGCGGCTCGACACGATGCGGGGCATAGTTGGCGTCAAGCAACTGGACGCGGCGGCGCAAGCGCTGACCCATGAAACCTTCGATGTCATACAACGCAAGTTCAAGGTCATGGACTTCTCTCTAAAACGCTCCGCTTGGCTCGCCAAACATCTCGACGCGACTGATGCGGAATATGGCGCGGCCATGCGCAGCATTGCCAAGGAAGTCAATGCCGTTTACGGCGGTCTGAATTGGGAGATCATGGGTTGGGGGCCAAACGCCCGAGAACTGGCGCGGGCTTTCATGTTGGCGCCTGACTGGACATTCTCGAATTTCGCCAATCTCAAATATATTGGAGAGCGCGGTCCGGGTGGAGCAGCGGCGCGTGCGTTTTGGCTAAAATCTACTGCCACCGGTCTGACCATGACGGCTGCTGCAAGCCTAGCGTTCACAGGGCAGCTTTCCAAACACCCTACGGAAGTCTACCTTGGGAAAGACAAGCAAGGCAAAGAAGTCTACTCAAACATCTTCTTCGCCGGTGCCCCGCGTGACTTCATCACTTGGATGAACAGGGTACAGAAAGATGGTGGACTCACTGGCACTGTCGATTTTATGGCGTTTAAAGCCGCTCCGCTGTTGAGCATTGCCCCGAGACTCTACATCAACAAGGACTGGCAAAGCAGGCCGATCACGACTCCCAAACAAGGGTTTGTGGAGAAGACCGCCCGCCAAGCCGCGTTTGCCGTTGAAGAGGCCGCACCCGTTCCTTTCTCCATCAAGGACATCATCGAAGGGATGCTCAACAATTCCGAACACGACTACACGTACAAGGATTTTCTTCTAGGGATAGCCGGATCGACAACTATCCATGAAGGGGCCAAGTCTAAGGGCGGCGGTAAATTTCATATCCCCGGCGTCTCTCGGAGCCGTAAGGCGATGGCACAATGAGCTATTCCAGACTACTCATACTCCTCATACTCGTCATACTCCTTCCTAACCTTCTCAGGAGCGAGACGATACGCAATCCGCTGAAGCCAGTAGAACCATCGTTCCGTCCACAAAACAAGGAAATAGAGCCACCACGGAACGTCCCACATTCCCCGCTCGCATCTCCCTGGGTCGGTAAGAATGAGAAACTCGCGCGCTCCATTTGTTCCTAGTTTCATAACTGTTCCTTTCGGAGACTCGGCAGTTGCGTATCCACCGACTCTTTCTTGTTCCTCATCCACCATGCGATTGCTTCAAGTTCGTCCGCCGTAAATAATCCATTGAGTCCCGCCAGTAAATGAGGTGGACTCCATGAGAAAGTCCATGGTCTCATCCGAACAATTCTGTCCATCTCTTCCTCCCGTTCCAGAGGTTCAGGTTTCTCAAATCGTGTTTTTTGGCGTAGAGACAACAACGTTGCACCGCAACAGTCGGGTCCAATAGCCTCTTCTAAAATCTCTGTTGCCTTGATTTCATCCATGTCCATGGCCTCCGTTCTTCATAAGTTCCTCGCTGAACGCTTCGCTCAACTTCTTGGCCTGTTCACGAGTTAAGCCCAGGGATTGAAGTAGCCGTTTCCAGTCGTTGATCTTAGGAGTTGTATTGCTTAGTTGTATAATCCTTCCGACTACAATTCCGTTTTTCATTGTCTTTTACTCCTTGTCTCCAGACCCGTGAACGTCTTCGGATCGTGAAGGGATGATCCAAAGCCTGCCGCCTCTCCCACTTCCTCATATAAACGTCTCTGCTTCGGGCTCATGGCCAATATCTCGATGGCGTGTTGAATCACCCAACTGCGGCTCCGACGCGAAGTTCTTGCCCGACCGTCCACCTCTTCCAGCAAGTCAAGCCGGATTCTCAGCGAAACGTGTCTCGTTTTGGTTGTCATGCTCAAAGTGTGGCACAGTGTCCCACACTTATCAAGTTCTTTTTTCAGTAATCTTTTCTCGGTGGGAAGTGGTATAGTGGCGCTGAGATGAGCGACCACAAAACGCACTCAGTCGCAGTGGTTGACAACGGCATCTTCTCGGAACTTGCCGAAACGCTGAGCGCATCCTTCGGCAAGGTCTACTACACCGCGCCGTGGGTGTCGGCTTTCCCGTCGTCTTACCAAGTCGAAATCGGCGAAGGCTTTTCGTTCCAGCGCGTGAACGACATTTGGGGGATTGTGGATGACGTTGACCTGTTCATTTTCCCCGACCTGTTTCAAGGGCCACTGCAAGAGTACCTAGATGGCAAAGGCAAGCGGGTCTTTGGCTCGCGCAGCGGGGACGAGTTGGAGAACTATCGCGGCGAAGCCAAGACGCATTTCGAGGAACTGGACATCCCCCAAGGGCCATACAAAATTGCTAAGGGCATCACGGAACTTCGCCGCTACATCCAGAGCCGGGGCAAAGACAAGCTATGGATCAAGATTAACCTGACGCGCAAAGACACTGAAACCTTCGCGCTGTCGGGCTATGAAGGGGTCAAAAACCGTCTGGACCGTATCGAGGCTGACCTTGGGCCGGTTGCGGAGGCGATGCAGTTCATTGTTGAGGACGATCTGCCGGACACCATTGACATTGCCATCGACACGCACTGCATTGACGGCGCCTACCCAACTGTCAGTTTGTTGGGGACGGAAGAAAAGGGCGAAGCCTACGTTGCCGCAGTGAAATCCTGGAGCGAGTTGCCTTCCCAGTTGACCGACATTTACTATGAATTGTCGCCGACGTTCAAAAAGTACGGCTACCGGAATTTCTTGTCGCTGGAGTGTCGGACCCGAAAAGATGAGGTTTGGCTGGGGGATCCCTGTTGCCGAGCCGGTTCTCCGCCGTTCGAGTTGCAGTTGAATATGCTGCGCAACCTGCCAGAGATTCTTTGGGAGGGCGCGGCTGGGAAACTTGTCGAGCCGAAATACGCCGGCCGCTACGGATTTGAGTTGATCGTTCACAGTGAGTGGGCCGACAAGAATCCCCTGCGCCTCGAATTCCCCGAAGAATTCCGGGACCGCATCAAGCTCCGGTACGCCTCACGGTTCGAGAACGGTACATGGATCATGCCTCAAGGTGCTGGTCCGCGCGTAGCGGCGGTGGTCACGCATGGCGATAACTTGGAGGAATGCTTTGCCGAGGCTGAGGAAATAAGCCTTCAAATCAAAGGTATTCAGGTGGAGTCGTTCGCGCACAGCATCCCCGCGTTGAGGGAAACTCTTGCAAAACTGGCCGATTGGGGGATAATCATGGGGAAGGAGCAATGAAAATGCGAAACATGAAAATCAGATGGGCGCTGGCGGGCTTTCTGACATTTTTCTTGGCTGGGGCCTTAGCCTTGGGGTTGACATTTGGAGTGCTCATTAATTCGCCGTTGCAGCCGGCGCACGCCCAAGCCATCGGGTATGTCCTCAGCGGCCAACAGGCCGTAACCGCCACGGCTGCCGTTGTGACCGGGACGAGCTACGGAAGCATTTGCATCAAGGCGCTCGCCGGGAACTCAATCAACGTGTATCTCGGGGGAAAGGGCGTGACGACTTCGACGGGCATGGAACTCGCGGCCGGAAATTCTTACTGCGCGCCAAACAATCAGAATGAGTTCTATGTCGTGGCTTCGACAACGGGGGCGTCTATAAGTTGGCTGGTCAGTCGGTAGCGAGGAACCATGCGAAAAACAATCTGGTTTGTGGTCTGGTTTTTGTTGTGCTCCCAAGCCTACGGGCAAACTGTAGGTCCGACCAATTTCAATGGTGGCAGTAGCAGCGGCAGTAGCGTCTCATTCCCCCTAACTTCTCCGACCGCCAATCCCGCACTCAGCGGCCAGCTTCGCTTGGCCAATAACACCGACAAGATTTGCTGGCGGAATGCCGCGAACACTGCGGACATCTGCATTTATGTGGACAGCAGCAACGTGCTACAGCTTCCTGGGGCATCGGTCGGAACTGCGACGAACCTTTCAGGCGGTGGAGTCGGCTCGGCACCTTATCAGAGTGCGGCCAGCACCACAACCTTCATTGCCAGCCCGACCACGACCGGGCACACCTTTGTTTACGCATGGCAGCCATCCGGTAGCGCCATCGCGCCGACAGCCTTGGACCTTGTGAGCTTTCCTGCTGTTCCCACGGCCACGAATCTAGCAAGCTATCCGTCTGCCTGTACGGGAGTTAATTTTTCTCAGGGACTTTCTTCGGGGAGTAATAATTGTGCCCAGCCAAGCAACGTAACAGGCAACGCAGCCACGGCCACAGACCTTGCGTCCTACACGAGCTATTCTGTTTTCGGCGCTGGCAACGCCGCAAAGACTTGGATGACGCCCACAGCCAACGGTCAATGCCTGATGAGCGGGGCATCGAGCTATGCAACGACAACCCCAAGTTTTCAGACATGCCCGACCGGAGGTGGTCCTGGCACGGGCACTCTGTATGCTGATGCCAACTGGGCCACTACTTCAACTCTAGGCTCTCAGGTAGGCACAAAGACCGGCCAGATTAAAACAGCCTCAAACGGCGCGGCGGCAGCGTATCTCTCCCCCGGCATCGGCGTGAGCCCCAACAGTCCGGTAACTTCAAGCGCCTACATGCTGGCCTGTGATTCGAGTACGGCCTTGGTTGACAGGGGCGCTACCGTGGAATTTGATTCCGGTGCGTCGGCCCCTGTGGTGCCTGACGTGGGAGACTCGGGTTGTGGCGTAGGGACGGTATTTAAGGTCTACAACGCCAGCGGCGGTAGCCTGACTTACGGCCGAGAAACCGCCTCGACGTTCAATATTTTCTATGCTGACACCACCACACCGACGACGGCACAAACAAGTTTCGCGCTTACCAATGGGCAGCGTGCGACGATCAATGCGATTGCAAGTTCTGTATGGCGAGTTGATGTCACAGGACTCGGCACCACCGGCAACGCAGCCACGGCCACGACAATCAGCAATGGCATGAACCGCGCACTGGGCTACTCCTTTGGTGACGCCACCACCAATCTACCCTTGAGCACAGCAGAGGCGGGATATATAACCGTTCCCTTCGCTTGCGCCATCACTGGCTGGCAGATCATGGTCAATCAAGGGACTATGACCGTTCGAACCGCCAAAATAGCTACAGGTGGTACGGCACTTCCCACGCTTGCCTCCAACTCGATTTCAACGGCAGGAGTTAGCATCTCCGCTGGGACGCTCGTGCGGAGTACAGTGGTTACAGATTTCACCTCAACAGCGGTCGCAGCAGGCGACACGCTTGGGTTTTTCATCACAGCGGCATCCACCGTGGAGCAGGCCACATTCCAACTCACTTGCAACCAGACGGTGTTTCCATGAAGAAACCGATTTTGTTCATTCTTGGCCTTATGCTGTCCAGTTCGGCGTTTTGCGCTACCTGGCAGAAATATAACCAAGGGAGCAATACGTCCTGCGCGACGCCAACGTCCTGCACTACTGCCGCTTTTGCCAACGCCTTGACTCCAGGGAGCATCATCGTTGTCCATGCGGTCCAAAACGGCAATACGGCTTTTGCTCAAGTTCCTACGGACACGGCAGGGAACATTTACTATGACTCCGGTAAAGGGCTTCTTGGCGCGGGCAGCAACGCCATTTCGATGGAGGTCTGGTATGCCATCAATACCCATACTACCGCCAGCAATCAGGTGACGGTGCATGGGACTACTGGACACGCCAATGATGCAACCTGGGCGGCGGAATTCTACTATGCCTACGGGGGAACGGCTGCTATAGATGGCGGTCTCGGCAGTGGGTACAGCGGTCAGGCGAATCAGACCGGAGGCGCGTCGGGAGCAAACTGCATCACACTCACACAGGTAAGCCCATCGCATAACGGCGATCTCATCTTGGGATTCGCGGTTGGGGCCAGTGGGGGGGCCATGACTGCTGGGACAAGCCCCAACGCCTTTACAGCCGTCTATGGAGCCAACATTGAGTATTTCTCCCAAGCCACCGCAGCACCTATCACTCCGACCGCGGGTAATAACACCTCGAGCGTTCCTTTTGCGAGCGTTTCCCTTGCCATTACTGGCCTCCCCGCTCCGTCGAACTTCAACGCCTGGGTTGATGAAGGTGTCTTGCTTTCCGATCCTGGCAGCGGAGCATACGCGCATCCCGAGCAGCCGAATGCCTTCTATTTAGCGAGCGGCTGTGCGATCATCTCCAGTCCGTGCTTTGGACTGCTTTATACGAGCGGCCCTGCGAATGCGCCTGTGGGCGTAAACTATGCCGAATGTACCACTACTCTGCCCATGGCCTGTACAAATGGCGGCAGCAATCCAGTGATTGCGGGAGCATGGGGAAACCGAGTCTATCAGAATGGCTCGACCTACTACGCCTATAATTCCCAAGGGGATTACGCGCGGCAAATTGATGTGTGGACGGCTTCATCGCTGGGCGGAACATGGACAAAGGTAAAATCAGCTACCATTGTGCCTGACGGGAACTCGTGGGACAGCAGCAGCACGACCTGCTCGGTCTGCCAGCTTAACGTACTAAACATCGTCAGCGGAACTTGGTATGGGTATTATAACGGCCAAGACAATGGCTCCAACATCGTCGTGGGTAGCAACTTGGCTACGTCCTCCGATGGCATCACCTGGGCCGCCAATACGACTGCGCCGCCGACCATTCCGTTTTTCTCGGGCAATTCCTCCTATGGACAGGTGGGTAGCGTTTACTACGGCTATACCACGTTAGTGCCTCCTTATACTCCGACCACAGATAACGCGACCCTGCCAAATGATTTCGGTCGAATCATAAGCTCCAGCCTTACGGGGCCATGGACGGAATTTCCCTCTGAGATTTTCTACCGCACCCAGCTAAGTGAGGGAGTCGGACAAGCTAACGGGCAAGTGGCCGACCAGGATGTTATCTGTCCGGCGGCACTTGGGAACTGCTACATGTTCTTCTCAGCAAGCACACAGGGTGACGGGGGAGCAGCTTACACTGTAAATCTGGCAGTGGCCTCCGGTTACAACTTCCAACAGCTTGTCTCTGGCTATGAGGGTGTGAACGATGTTCCCATTCCATTCTCGAACGCAAACCTTAATACCCTTGCCAGCGACAATTTCGCCCGTGCTGACGGATCGTTAGGCGCAAACTGGACGCAGCTTTCGTCCGCTTCGGGCTATACCAGCGCCCAAATCGTGTCGCACGAAGTCACATGCTCGATAGCGGGTGATAATTGCGACAGCTACTACAGCGCGATTACTTGGCCCACCGACCAGTGGTCCCAAATCACCGTTGATGCGTGCGCGGCAAGCTCCGTCGTAGGGCTTGACCTGCGAGCAATGACAGGGGGTTATGCTGCATATCAAATTTACTGGACTGGCAGCACGGGGAGTCCTGCGCTCCTAGTCATTTATAAAAAGATCGGAACGCTTTTCACGCGACTAACCTCGTCCCCGCCCTTGCCTTCCATTACCGTAAATGTGGGCGATACGTTGACCGCAGCGATTGTCGGGGGAAATATTTATGTTTATCAATGCTCGGCGACGCTTGGTTGCTCGGGCACCATAGGCGGCTTAATCGCCAAAACTTTAACCCCTGACTACGATATCGTCGGCGGCTCCCCAGGATTGCTGGTGAATCCTACAACCGCCACGTCGAATGCCTATGTCGGGAATTGGAAAGGTGGCAGTTTTCAGAATGCTCCGTCTTTGGCAGCGAAGGGATTTGCGTTTATTCAATAGGCGATTTGGCCTTCGTGCGCAGCCATCCGTGGCTGTTCTAGGGGTGATTCAACCGCGAGAGGCAGGAGGACGGATGGGAACGCGCCCGATTGACGGCCTGATTGAGAGGCGATGGTGAAAACGTCATGGCGAAGATACTCAGCGTTCGACAGAAAAAGATCGCCCAGATGGTCGGAGAAGGATTGACCAATGAGTGTATCGCTCTTAAACTCAGGATCGCCCAGCAGACTGTGAAGAATCATCTGGCCGAGGTCTATGCCAGAACCCAAAGAGGGAAAGGATTTCTAAACCCTGATTACAACGAGCGAGTCTTATTGGCTCGGGCGGTTTGGAGGAATGAGATATGAGGTGGATTGCAAAAGGCATCATCGTGCTACTTCTGATTTCGGGCGCGAGACTCGACGCCGTTTCCCCAACCGTTGGATACAACGTCTATCGCAGCACTACGTCAGGCGGGCCTTACACACGATTGAACTGGACAGGCAGTCTTGGCGACCCTCCGGGAAACGTAGGCCCGGTTGCCTGTTGCTCGTACACGGACAACTCGGTCACGCATGGCGTAACCTACTACTACGTGGTGACCGCATTTGCCGGGGTCTCATGCGGGACGGGGTGCTATTACGCTACATCGGAGAGCCAGTATTCCAGCGAAGCCAGCGCAACACCAACTTCGTCAGTCGTGGTGACGTGGAGTGCGCCCAGCGGTTCTAGCGCGCCCACCGTCACAACCACGACCGCTACTAGCATCACATCGACCAGTGCCAGTTCCGGCGGCGTAGTCAGTTCCAACGGTGGCGCATCGGTGACATCTGAGGGCGTCTGCTATGCGACGACGGCCAATCCAACGACACCTTGCACATCTGACGGCACGGCTACGCCTTTTACAAGCTCTTTATCTAGCCTAACTCCGAGCACGCTCTATTACTATCGGGCTTTCGCAACAAATAGTGTGGGCACGAGCTACGGGAGTGATCTATCGTTTACCACAACAGCCACCACGCCAGTTGCACCAGCGGTGACGTTGCTTGCGTTGAAAGTGATCTCGCCTAAGCCAATCAAGCCGTGGAAGGTGGCTCATACTTTGAACCACGTCCCAACCGTAATCATTCCATCTATGACCTCCGCTGGAAACATCTGGTGGACGGCGGTTGATGGCACCAACATTTCTCTGATGGGCTCGGCATCGGGATTGACGGCTGTGTTCTACGTGGAGTGAATATGAGAAAGCACTTATCTTTAATGCTTTTGGCGTTGCTGTGGGTGCCCTTTGCGGCGCGCGCTACCGTCACCAGTCAGACTACAAGCGTCTCTTTTACCTGCACGGGTAGCACGGGGCCTTTCCCTTTCACGTTCCCGATTAGCGATCCCACGGCCTTGACCGTCATTCAGGCTGGGACAACTCTCGCCTCCACGAGCTATACCGTCGCACCCGTAAACAATGCTTACCAAAACGGCGGAAGCGTCACGCTGAACTCCGCGTGTCCCACGGGGGCCGCTCTAGTTGTGAAGCGGACCACGCCTCTTACTCAACAGAGCATTTTCACGGACAACATGCCGATCCCCTATAAGACTTTCGAGCGAGGGTTGGATAAGCTGACAGAAATTGACCAGGAATTGTGGAAATACGTTCAAGGACAAGTCGCGGGACCGCCAGGACCTCCGGGGCCTTCAGGTTCGGGAAACTTTCAATGCAACGCGGATGCCTCGACCTTTACAGGGGCCGATGTGGGCGCGCAGATAAATGCGGCGGTGGCGTCACTTGGCTCTACTGGCGGCGTGGTCTGTTTTTCCGACACAACTCCGCTTACGCTCACAACCACGATAAGCGATGGCGGAAAGCCAGTGATATTCCTTCTTGGCTCAGTCAACATCACCTGTAATGTGCAGTGCTTCAATGTTCAGCATAATGGTTCTGGCATTATAGGTTCTGGCTCACAAGTGTCGCTGATAACCGCACCATCCAGTCTGTCCGCATCCACTCCGCCTATTCTAGCGGGCAGCTTTTCCTCGGGACTTTACGACTTGACGATACGGGACGTGGGAGTTATAAATTATCGCAATAGCAGAGTTGGAATGATCCAACTGCTTAATTGCCCCAGAGCACACGTTTCGGGCATTGACTATGAGGGCGGAAGTTCCACTAACTATGTCGGAATTGGCGTAGAAACGCTTGGTGGATGGAACGAGACCATTCAAGATGTGTTCTGCGCTTACGGAACAGGTGGAATTTGTGTTGGGGAAGGTGCTCCTATCACGGGGGGCGTGGCTTGGAATGCCAGTAATATCAGCATCATCAACGTGGTTGGCGTCTACATGACCAGCGTTGCGATAAATTACGCCACGGTCTATGGCTCACCAACACTTGTGGATACCACGAGCATCATAGGATCGCAAGCGTCAGATAGCGGTTCCGGTGCGGTGGCAGCTTCACAGGGAGTTACAACCGTGTCCGGTGCTCAAACCGCTGGCGCAAGCACGCTCAATGTTGTGAGCGGGGCGGCTTGTTCGGCAAATACGCCCGTGTGGATTGGAGATAACACCGGACCGACTGACGTTGAATTCAACAGAGTCACAACTGTTGCGACGAATACCCTAAACCTCATGTTCCCGATGATTATAAACCACGCCAATGCAGAGCGTGTGCTGTGTGGGACCGTGGGGATCGAGGCGGGGGGAAATATCGAAGGACTGGACATAGTAAATCCCCACTTGGAAGGACAGGGGACGGCTATTGATCTGCAAGGATCGAAAGATGTGATTATTTTGTCCCCTGAGCTTTCGTCGCTTGCCTCTACTCCTGTGGGAGATGGTATCAGAATAGGAGCATGTTGGGGGGTCACGACCCAGAACCCCCGGATGATGGGTTTTGTGAACGAAATTAACGTTACCAACCAACTTGGTTCATGGGAAGACGTGTCTCGCGGGATCTGGCTCTGGAGCGAGTATTACCAAAGCGCTTCAAGCACACACTTGGGAATTGTAAACAACACTGGCACGGACTTGGCTTCCCACGGTAGCGGTTGCATTGGAGATGTGGCGTCAAGGACCTGCACTGCTTCCTTCCCTCCAATTGGCTACAATCACGCGAGCGACCCTATCCCTAATAATCAAATTGTGAGGGACACTTGCATCAGTGGTAGCACTTGCGCTCCTGTAACCTTCACGGGAGGTTCTGTCTTTGCCTCGGCAGAATCATACACTTGCAGCGCCAATGACGATGTGGGCACAAGCCACTTTGTAGGGACTATCACCAATATCAGTGGTAGCCAAGTTACCTTTGGCGTTTCAGATACCAGTGGAAATCCGGTCTCCGGAGATACCGTGAGCTACATTTGTGTAGGAGAGTCTGCGGGGGGTGGCGGAAGCGGAGGCGGTGGAGGAGGTGGAGGGGGAAGTTCGGTAGAACTCCAAACCAACGGAGCGGACAATTCTTCGCAATCGCTTTTGGATTTCATCGCCAGCACAACGAATTCAACTGGCCTAGCTATCACTCCGTCCAATCCGAGCGGGGGTCAAGAGAAATTCGAGATCACCGGCGTCTATACGGGAGCGGGCGGGCAGATGATTAACGTTCAGGCGTCTCCCTATGGGGCTACAGGCAACGGGAGCACATCTGACACGACCGCGATCAATTCGGCCATCGCTTATTGCAATTCCAACGGCGGGACTCTTTACTTTCCCACCGGGAATTACTTGATGACCGCAACGCCGACTGCTATCACTAATCGCGCCTGCAACGTCCAGGGCGTCGGCAGGGCGAGCACGATCATGACCACGAGCGCGCACACAGGGATTGCCTTGCTCAAGATGCAGGTTTCAGGATTCGACCTTGCCACGCATAACAATTACATCCATGATATTTCCTTCAACTGCAACACGAGCAACACAAGCGCCGGGGGTACGCGAAACAATGTCGGTATCTGGATGCTCGACTCGGCCTGGATGGATGTGCGGAACGTCACGCGCACGAACTGCCTGAGCGGTATTCTTCAGGAAGACAACGCCTATTTCGAGGAAGGGAACGTTTTCGACAGCAACCAAGCGTCGAACAACACGGCGGGGTTCACCCTGCAATGCGACACGTCGAACAGCGCGGGATGCTCTTTTGAGCACAGCACCTATTCGGAATACTGCCAGACGCAATCGCCTGGCGATTCCTGCTTTCATTTGGACGTTTGTAACACGGGAACTTCCGGGAGTCCGACCGGAGCGAACGCCTTTTGCACGCCCGACACCAGCGCCTCGACCAACGCGGGGATGACCAACGAGACTATCCACGTCGAGGGCAACCTGCACGCCTCGGGAGCCTGCCCGTGGTCTGGAGGCTCTACAGGATGCACAGCCGTTTTCTTGCTCGACGCGGGTGGTGTGTGGGGGAGCATGTCCGGGCAGCCGGAAGTAGATGCCGGTACGGGCTACGCCTTTTTCAGCAATCTCAATACTGCTCAAAATTCCGTCACCGCAAGCGGGCTCTTCAATGTATCTAACGGTGGCAGCCTGTTCGGAGGGACGTGGACGGCAGGATACCAGTTCTTTCACGGGCCTGGTCCGAACTACCTGGGGACGATCACAACGACCACTGGAGCTTATGACCAACTCACGAACAACGCGATCGCGCCTGGGTCGCGGTGCTTCTTCACGCCGACCAACAGTATCGCATCCGGGATGACAAGTCTCTACATCGACAGTCCGGCAGCCAACTGGGGGTTCGTGTATTTTCATCATCCGAGTTCGCTCACAGCTTCAGGCAACTTCGACATCTGGTGCTACTAAGGGAGGTCAGCCGTGGCTGACAGCAACACAAAAGGGTTTTGGCACATCGACTTGATGAGCGTTATCACTATCGGCGTCCTTGTAGTTGGACTCGTAGGCGGCTACACCGAACTAAAAATGCACGAGCAGATGACAAGAGAAGGACTTTCGGATGTGGCGCGGGAAGCGAAAGACTTCCATGGCAGAATGACGGACTTCGTGAAGCGCGAAGACAAGCGAGCGGCACGGCAGGATCAAATTGATCAGGATTGCCCGCGCCATTGGCACGGAAAGAAGGGCGAGATTCACTACTGCGGACAGGCTGAGCCGATATTTCGAGAGGAGCCACCGGACGACGACCCTCCAGCTGATATACAGGCGGTGCAAAGGCCGAAGCCATGAACCCGACCGCTCAGCCGATTGTCCGCGCCTGTCCAAGATGCCGCTGCGTGTTAAGGAAGGGAACGGGCGAGGATGACCATTTTGAGTGCCCGGACTGCGGGTGGAGTGATAGGCCCGAGCCAGAGAAGAGACCGGCTTGATTCAAGAATCGTTCGATTAAAGGAGAATCCCTATGCCAGTAGCAGTTTTGATTTGTGTACTTTTTGCGTTCGTCCTGTTCGCTATCGCAGCGTTTGCATACCCCCCGCCAGTTGAGCCATATCGCTTGAAGCTCGTCGCCGCGGGCTTGATGTTCTACATGCTGTCGCTGTTTGTTACAATGGTTCTCAAAGGGTGAGGTAATGGCTGAAATTGAAACGCATCCCGTTCAGAGCCAAGTAAAGCGCGACCATGAAGGCGCACGATGTCCGACTGCCGTTACGATGAGAGCCTACGAGGTTTACTGTGAGCTGTGCGGGCCGCAGGACGCTCTCATAACCGGTTGGTGCCGTGGGGGATTCGGGATGTCCGAGCTAATTGCATTCCTGTATGCACGATCTTTCCCAAAGGAAGAATGGCGGCGGCGGGTTGACGAGGCGTTCAAGGGAATGAAAAACATCTAGGGAGGCTCATCATGGGATTGATTTTGTTGATCGTTGTGCTCTTGCTCCTGTTCGGCGGGGGCGGTGCCTATTGGGGCAATCGACAATGGGGTACTGGCGGCGGCATCGGCATCTTTGGTGTCGTGCTCATCATCCTGATACTCCTCTATTTCTTCGGCCATCTGAGGCTGTGATGGAAATTGACATGATCTCGAACCGCCGAGGCGTCCCGCGAGACAACCGCGTATTCGTCATACCTAAAACTGCCCTCACTCTGACTACAATGACACTCCTCAGAATCAGCGCCTTGGCGGATTCATACCTAAACACAAGAAAGGAAAGGACATGAACTGGGCATCACTTACGAAGAATTGGAAGACGTCGCTTGGAGGAATAGTTGCATTTCTTTTCAGCGTTCCGGCGTTCGTCTCAGCCCTGCAAGCGTGGGCTGCTGGGAAGCCGGTTGACTGGAAGTCTGTTTTGGTCAGCTTGGCGATGACTGCGGCGGGAAGTGGGCTCTTGCTGGCGAAGGACTCGACAACGCACTCCACGGAACGCGAAGTCTTTGCCGCTACAACGGCGGCAAGTAAACCTCAAGGTACCCCCTAGAATCGCGTTCCTTGGGGTCGCCCTTGCACGATCTAGGGTTGGCTGGGCTTTGGTGCGTCCCACTCGCCTTTCAGGATTTTCTCGAGCCTCATCTGGAGAGTCGTCCCAAAGACCATCCCTCCGCATACCTGCTTCGCCTGGTAGATGATATTGCGGAGCCGCTGCAATTCCTCTTCCTTTTCCTTCAACAGCCGTTCCATGTGGTCAATGTCGTTCATCATGGCGAACCTCCTATCGGACTTTTAGGCGGGACCGCCGCAATCCCGTGACGACTGCGTCGGCGTTGTCGGAGTCAGGTGGCTCCGGGGCAGGAAGAATCTAATGCCAATTTTCAAGTATCTTTCTAACTGCCGGTTTGTCGTAGGGTTCACAGTTCTTCAGCCGAATTTCGTCAACTCCGGCCTCCCTGCACATCTCAGCGGCCATTGTCGGCTCGTCATGGTTTTGGACTAGCCAGCACGCTGCCCACATGACTCCTTCATAGAAAGACGACTTTTCTCGTTTTGTCATTTTCTCTTACCTAAAATCGCCCAGCCTACGCCAGCCCTCCTTGCCTCTGGCACGGCCACCACGCTTGGTTGCCCATGCGGTCGGGATCGACTGGGCAAAGGTTATGCGGCCCCGCACGGCCGATCAGGGCTTGCGGACCAGGAGAGAAACCCGCAATCCAGACCATGCGGGGCCGCGAGAGATTACCGCCTCTTCGCAGAGGCCGGCGCCGGAATCGGTACCGGGGAGCCGAAGATGTCTCCAACGGCTTCGGTCGCGGTTTGGCTGACCGTCACGGTGTCACTCAAGGTCGCGGCAACGCTGCCATCGGCGTTGAGGATGTTCAGCGTGCATCCAACCGCCACGTCCGGCTGCGAAGGCGGAGTGACGCTTACAACGGTAAAGCTCGCCACAGTCACGGTGCCATCAGGATCGGCAACTGCGGGGCTGTCGAGTGCGATGGTAAAGTCCAGCGGGTCGGCAGAAACGAGTTGGATGGTTTGCCCGGCCGGAAGCGAAGCCTGCGGGACCGGACCTTTCCCATCGTGATTATCGAGTGTTACGGTGACAAAACCTTGGTCTTGGTCGCCAAGGGGTAGAGTAAGGGGCATAGTGTTTCTCCTTTACTTTTCGGACTTCCCTTGGATCTGGCTGGGAGGACCGAATATCAGTCCAGCGGCTTCCGTCCTCGCTTTCAGGACTTCGAGAATCTGCTGGTCGGTTAATAGGACTTGCTGGCCTACTGACAAAACTTGTTTGAGCGTGTCTTCAATGACGCGCAACTCGCGGTAAATGGAGTACCACGGATGCTTGTCATCGAATCCGTCTGGTGCTGGTCTTACATCTGGTGCAGGGTCGGCCATTGTGTTCTCCTCTTTGGTCACTTCCAAGGTATCCCGAAGTGGCCGGTCCAAGCGTCCCACTGCGACGCGTCGTAATTGTTCAAGAAGCTGTAAGGCATGTAGAACGAGCCCTCTTTGCCCCAGGAAGTTCCCCACGAATTGTCGAACAAAAACGAACCGCCGTTCACAGTGTCGTCGTAGCCGTGGCAGAAAACCTCGTGGCCACCGACCACCTTCTCCACATCCACGTTGGGACTCCAGATTCCATCCGAACCGATGTTCTCAAAGCTGTCATAGACTTGGAATCCCATCGTAAAGGCAAAGCCTGAAATCAGGCACGCCTTGAGGTCGGAAACGGTAGTGATCCGGTGATAGGCTCCTATCTTCCGGTTGGCGGCATCGGCGAGAGCTTGCGGGCCAGGGTCATTAAAGAGCGTGCTGTACTCATAGGGGTCGAAGCTCTCATTGCAGATGCCGATGTTTTTCAGCACATAGAAAATGTCCCGGCTGTTGGCCCCGTTATCCTGGTCCGCATCCGCATTCCACGGCAGATTGCGCTCCCACCAATACAAGGCTTGCCGAGAGAAAGGAATCGGAAGAAGAGCGTATTGCTGGAATTTCAGGCCCAACCACGCACGCCAGCGAGCGCCAGCGTTGCCTGTACAACTCGACTCGTTGGCTTGGTCAAACTTCTCAGGCATCGCCAGTCCGTCGCAGACGCTGAGAGCCGGCAACGCTGGACCGGCCGCGAGCAGATGTGGTGCCGCTCTCCAAATGAAGTCTCTCGGGTCGTAAGGGTCTTTCTTTGCCCCCATGAAGAAGCCATGCTTCGGAGTTCTAAGCGTCGTATTCATTTAGCTTCCTTTCTGTTCAGGTTTGTCCTTGCTAAACAGATTCTTGATGGCTAGGATGGCTCGTCCTCCGTAGCCCGCAATGGCAATAATGATCCTCGCGAACGGTCCGCCTTTAGGGTCGTCTGGCATGAGAGCGCTCCTTCCGACTCCTTTTAAGCAGATAGGAGTTGACTGAGTATGAGGTCTTGGGGCCGCGCTGGCCGTTCTTAACGAGTTCCCCTTGCAAAGTGAATAGTGGCGCATCAAATTGCACACGCCACGGCATCCCATCTCTCGGAAAGTGTGCGATGACCTTCCCCTCGATGCTTACGCAATCCCCGACCTTCAACCTTACTGCCATACTTTACCCCCGCTACGGAATCGACGGAACGGCTTTCTTCATCGCCACAATCGCTTCGTCCGTATCCATGTCGCCGGTCATCTGGCACGCGGTACGGTAGCCCTTCTGAATCGCTTTGTGAGCGGCCTTGATCTGCTTTGTGACCGCTTCATCCAGGGACTCCTTCTCGTCATCGGTCATTGTGGAGAGCCGTGGCATAGCAACTTTGACGACGGGGAGCAAAGCGAGTAAGGCCATAATTCCAGCGATAGCTAGGTTCACCAGATTGGTCAGCTTGCTCAAGGTTGTAGGATTGGTGATGCTCAACGCCTGGAGGATTTGCTGCACCATCGGCAACACCGCTTGGAGAATCGCCTCGATCTCCGCGATGATGCCAGACGTTACGTTCCCGGCAGCCGCCTGGAGGATTGAAACGCTGTTGCCGAGTTGCGCGATGACATCGGCGATGATCTTCTGAACTGCGGCCTTGGCCGTGTCAGATAGCCCTCCCAGTGCAGCGATGAAGGCGCCTATGGCGGTCAATGCGGCCTGCGCAGCGGCAACAAAGAGAGGGTACGCCGTGATCCAAGCGGCCGTGCAGCCGGCTGTGAAGAGCACAGTTAGAACAATGAGATTCAAAAGCAGAAACCATTTCACAAACGAAAACGCGAAAGCCTTGGTCATGCGAGGTCTCCTTTCCCTGGACTGGGCCAGGTTCCCTTACGTTTGTACTTTCCTGAAAAACCTTCGGGTGATCTTCTCCATTCGCCGGTCCCGTCGCCAAGTGTACCACTGTCCGAGCATGGGAGCCAATTCGTCAGAGAGGATGTCCCACGGCACGGCCACCGCGAGCGCAAGCGTAGCCCACCACCAGTGCGCGCCATCGGCGGCAACGAAAATCGCCCCCAAGAGGAAACACACGAGATGGCCCTTGGTGCGGATCATACCTTTAACCGACCTTGGTAATCGTGGTATTTCCACCACAACTCTTCGAGAGCATCTAAATCGCTTTTAGACCATCCAATACTCAGACAGTAGGCCAGCCATTGCGCGCACTCTTTGATTGCCTTCCGTGTTCTCTCACCCATGTCCCTTACATTCTTTCGACCAGCGAGCGGGGCCGTTAAGTCGCCCGCTTCCTATAGAATTCCATCGCCTGAGTCTTGGCTTCCTCGGCTGTCTCGCACGGGGTTGCATGGGTGTTTTCGCCCATTCCATACCAGTACCATCCAAGGATCGTGTACTTATCAAATCCCTTCGTATAAGGTGCGACGTGAATAACGGGTCGGCTTCCACCTTGCTCGAAAAGTTCAAACCCTCGCGGACCTTGGCAGACCCTCGCTAGTCCAGTCTCACTCTTTTGCTTTCTCCATCTCGCTGGCATGTTGCACCGCCTCTGCATTCGCTTCCCAAACCTCAATTTCCGCTCGCTCGGGTTCGCCATAGCACTTTCGAGCGAAGAGGTCCGTTATCTGCGAGTCATCATCGAAGCAGATGCCCGTCAGAGCGTCCCCGATGGACCGGCAGAGCTTGTCGAGGTCCGGCTTCACCACGCAGAATGCCTTTTTGCTCTTCGATGCCGGCCGCTGGAAATAGAAGGTCACGGTCAAATCCACGGGGACCTTTTTGGGGATTCGCGTATAGTGCCCCTCATTCATGGCCGTAATCGCCGCTATCGAGACTTGCTGCCTGAAAGACTTCAGGTTCTTGTTGTCGCTGGTCACGACAGGGAACTTCATACCCTTGCGCATGAAAGCGCGAGTTGAGCCTTGAGGCTCCGGCTTGCAAAAAACGGTGAACTTTATCATTTGTCTGCCTTGTACTTATTTTCACTCTCGCAGTTGTTGCAAACGGTCGGTTCGCACGGAGTCCAACTGAGCGGAAACCCTAAGACCGCACCAATGCCGACCAGCTTACGTAGATGATCGTCGCATACTGGTGTGTCTTTACCCGGCCAATGAGCAATTTGCGTTGCAGGTTTCATTTCTCCACCTTTATCAGCCCATTCCTGTACCGCCAGTACCATGATCCTATGCAGCGACGCCACTCATCAAAATCAGACTCTTCAAAGCACGATACCTGTCTCGGATGTCGTCTTGCATCCAACTCCAAGACCGCACGAAAAGTTGTTCCAAACTCCGTTTCCGCGATGTCGCTGTAAGCCGCAAGTTGGAGTCTATGCCAAAGTCGGAATGTCGGCTTGATGTCGATTATCCAGCGAAATTGCGCAATTTCTACGATCAAATCCGGCTTCCCTGTGCATGAGCTATTGTGAATGCGGTACTCTGAAGCCAACACCTTCGCTTTAGTAAAGTCCATCCACCAAATGAATCTCTCGGCCCGGTCTCTCAGCGGCCCTTGGAACTGCTCAAGGTCAATCTTCTGCCCTCGCGCAAGTCGGGCGCAAAGATCATGCACGGAGATGCCTAGCTCGCGCTTCGTCTCAAGGGCCTCTATTGGGATTCCTGAGAGGTCGATGTAACCGAGGTCTTTGAGAATGCGCGTGACTGATGGAACAAACTTCTTCATAGTTGTTTCCCTGTGAGTCTAGGAATCTCCGCAAGCTCAGCCACAAAGAACTGCGACATCACCTTTAAGAGTTCCTTCCACTTGAAACCAACCAGAAATTCCTTCTTCCCGTCGTCAAGATGCTGAACCTCACCTGTAAATCTCGTTCGAGTGTTAAGGAACTTTTCGGCGTCTCGTTGAATCAGTTCGTACATAGCCTTGTCACGTTCCGAAAGTTGAGGCTTCGTTCTTTTAGGCATAGACCACCCATTCAGGCTTTTAGCCATTCATGAATCTCAGCATGGCAAGGTTCGCACAGGGAAACCAGATTGCGTTTAGAGTTAAGGCCACCAAGACCAATTGGAATGATGTGATGGCGAATCTTAGCAGGCTCTCGGCACGCGAAACAAATCTGATGAGATCGGAGAGAATGGCGTTTACGTTTGACCAAATTGAACGCTTGGCGGCAGTGATCCCGCTTATATTTAGACCGTCTCGGAAAGTCGTAATTGGCAATACCCCAAAGAATCTCAAGTGTCTGCTTCTTGGGAAGCCTCGAAACACGACTCTTGCCAGTCCTGTGTCCGCACTTGATCCAGAAATCCTCGATGATCTTTTGATGTAGTTGAGAGTCCATATCCCTCCCACAAGGGAAGGGCGGCGTGTGGGCACCGCCCCGTGGTTTCCTTTGCTGTGGGGCATGACTCCCGCAGCGTCTCCCACTCTACAAAAGTCGGGTTGTGTTGTCAAGCTCAAAAATCACCACCATGCTAGGGAATGGCGCTGGGTTTTTGCCTTCCCCGAATCGCAGTCGACCGCGAATGAATCGGATCTCTTTGGCCTTCAGCAGAACGATGTCGTGAAACCATCGCGTGTCCGTTCGGGCAGGCACAAGGAAAACAGCGACCTCGGCTTCACACGCGCGCGCCATGAACTTAGGGATCTCGGGGCCATAAGGCGGATTGCAGAACACGCGCTTCCCTTTCCAGCTAACAAACAGCGTCGACCGTCCGTCAGTCTCTCCACCAAGCGGGCATGGATCGAAATCAAAGCGGAACTCTCGGTTAAGTTCCTCATAGAAGGCTTTTGGCGTCGGCCACTCCCATGATGCGTGAGATGCCATCGTTTTGAAGGCGGGTTTCACGCCTGCCTCTCAATCGAAACGAGATTGAAGTAAGTCTTGTCGCCCTTTATTACCTTCCGATAATTCGCGTACACGCTTGCCCCCTTGCGCCCTGACCATTCCACGATGATCTTCTTGTCCCACACGCTGAAGTCGGTCCCGTCGATTGTGATGAAGCCAGGGATTTTACCCCTGCCAGCCTTAATGTCCGTGATGGTGCCGGTGCGCTCCAAGAGCGTATCGTCCTCTTTGCCATTCTGAGGGGGTTCAGGCTCCGGCGTAGGGGTAGGTGGCTCCTCGGGTGCTTGCGTTGATTCTGGAGCCGTTTCCGGTTGATTACCTGCCACTTCTGGAGCTTCCGGCGTCACTTCGATGGCGTCTGTCACATCAAAAACCGCTTCTGCCGCTGCGGAGGCTTCCGGTAGGGCAACCGGGAGCGATACCTCGCGCTGATCTTCCAAGGTTGCCGCCCTTACCAAGTTTCGGCCTACGTCCAAGGGGATTCGGGAACTGCCGGCGGCGCGGACTACGGTTTTACGGTACATCGCCATCGTATCAGTCACCCACGGCCCATCGTTCGATGCCCGCGAGCGCATCCGGCGCTTCTCCAGGTCTTCAAACGGCATCCATTCGGCCACCTGATGCCCGTCCGCAAATGTAATCAGGGCATAGGCCCCGAGCAAATACCCGCGATCCTCTCCGCGATTCTTTGGAACATACGGCTTGTGCGAGATCGGCCGCTCGGCTCCGTGGTCAATCGAAAAACTGTCCTTGCCAAAAACAAGGTGTGCGTCGATGTGAAGGTTGCTCCGGTTGGCAAGCGCAATATACCCCTTGTACCCGAGCATGAACTGGCAAACCACCGTTCCGCTCTTGTTGTCCTTGAACGGCACCATGTAACACTGGCCTAAAAGTGGGTCCAACTCTAGGCCGAACACCGCGGCCTCGACAATCGAAGTCGCCACGGACATGGCGGTACAGTTCAAGAGTTTCGGATTCTTTTTCACGACTCGTTCTGCGATGAGCAGGAATCGGGACGGATCGAGCGCGAAACCCGGAGTCATCAGGCGTGCTATTTCTTTCCCCAGTCGGTCGCGCTGAGTCTGGTTTGCAAAGAAGTCTTTGGCGATTTGGACTGGCTTCGCTTTTTCGATTGCCATGTTATTTATCCTTCCCTTCGCGGAGCCCGTGAATAAGATCAGCGTGGCACACAAAATCGTTTCTCAGATCAGAACGGTGGACGAAATCTCCTTCGTCGTTCCTGACAACAGGTTTGAGGTCTTTGCAACGCCCGCACATTACCTTCGCCGCTTCGAGTAGCGCGGCGTCCCAGGCGGCATTGAATCCAAACTTGAAATTAACCTTAGCGCGTCGAGAAACCGCTGGAAGTTCTTCCCATGCTTTCTTAAACGCCTCGTCTCGGGTCATGGCCGAACCGCCTTTCGGCTAAAGCTCGTGACCTCTTCGGCCACCACGCCGGGGGGGAGGTTTATTCCTCCCATCGCGTCGCAGAGCTTGTTTAGGGCTGATTCATTGGGCAGCAAGAGTCCGAGACTGTACTTGCCGTCTGCGATGGCTCGAACGAATTTTGTCATGTCAACCACGCGCCCCTTGAATTTTTTCTTCGTATTCATGCTGGTTTCTTCGGGCATCCGTGTCTCGACCAAGACCTCTTCGGCATGATGATTACGGGCTTCTTCCCTGACTTCGGTTTCACGATTGGCTGCATCAAGTTTTATGCTCCACTCAGCTTTTTTTGCCTCAGTGCGCAAACGAATCGTTTCTTCCAGATCCTTATTGCCTTTTGCTTGTTGAGCCAATTCTTCTAAGCGTGCCCTCTCTTTCGCGGCCTCCTCTTCCAGCCGCTTGCGCTCGGCCTCGGCCTCAGCACGCAGTCGCGCCCGTTCCGCTTCGGCCTTGGCTTCCGCTTCGGCACGTTTCTTTTCTTCTTCCCGCCTCACGCGCTGAGCCTCTTGGAGCTGCCACAGCTTCATGCTCTCGGTCAAGGTTTCATCGCGTGCCTTCAGGATGCCGTCGAACTTATTGAACAAAGCGTTGGCACTCTCCCAAGTCTTTCTCGCAAGAAAGCACATTCCCTCAGCGGGCCGAATTGCGTTCATGTCTGCGGGTTCTTCTTTCATCCACGCGGCCAGCTTCTTCCGGCTGATGCGAACAGATGCCAATAACGTATCCGCAACGCTGTAATCGGTCGCGCTGCGAATGATGGCTGGTAATACTGGCCTCAGCACCGGCGCGATGAACCGCTCTTGAATGTGATCCTCGGGAGACTTCTGGATTTCGTTCATGGCAGCAATCCTTTCTCGGTGAGTTTTTCTTTCAGTAGGCGGCGGACAAGTTGAGACACACTGAGGTCTTCAGCGTCCGCAAACTGTTTAAGTTTTCCCGCAAGTGCTTTTGTCGCCTTGAAACCAACAACAACCATCGTGGGTTTGTCTTTTGACTGTTTCATAATGTTCGCATATTAACTGAGCGAAACGGAGTTGTCAAGTGTTTTTTGCAGTTCGCCTGAAAATATTTTCGCCTCACCTCACTGCCTGCCCCTCCAGCTTTCGGAAACCGAGCACCCACACCCACGGATTCGACTCCCACGGATGCCGCTTGCCGTTGATCGAGTCCCACAACAAATGAAACGATTCTTGTGGATTTTTATGAACGGGACAGTTGGTATACTTCCATCCACCATCCGCCAAGGCATTCTCTTCGCTGATGTCCTGAAGGAGCTCAACACGAACGTCCGTAATCTCCAGCGTCAGGCGTGAAGCGTGGCGCGGCATGAATATCGCTGGCCGCCATTTGAACATCCGGCCTCCGAAGTCTGGTTCTGTGGCGCGGTAGGCGTACCAGGGCTTAGGGCCGAGCATCGGCTCCATATCGGTTCCGATGTACGATTCGCGGACGTCGGCCCCCTTGGCAAACATAAAAGTCTCGCGAACCCATAAATAGCTTCCCTTTTCTCCGTATGGGCAAGGTCCGAATTTGGGTTCTGTTCCAACGATCCGACGCATCTGCGTTTTGCGCCCCTCGATGATGGCCCTCACGTTCTCGCCTGTGAAGATGATCGGCCTTTCCTTTATCTTATCGCTCATCGCATTCCCTCACTGCCCAAGGCTCCAGTGTAGCCCTGGGCACTAAATGAAGCGGTGCGATTGTCTCTGACAATCCACCTTTCTCCTCGGCAAAGTGCGCGCCGAAGCTCGCTACTTCATCCCTCTCAGAATGTCGTCAATCCTCTTGAATCCGTTTCCGTTTGTGAGTTGCCTCTTCGGAAAGCCGCCCAACATCAGGGCCTCAGAAACCAAGTCTGCGCGCTTCCAGGACTCAATGAAGGATCTGCGAATGAAAGCTAGTTCCTTTCCGCCTGAGTCCTGAACTTCCCACAGACCGTAAATTCCGCCAGCAAATTCAAGCGCCCGCGCATCGCGTTTTGTAATGCTTGGCGCATCGCTGCACGCGCCAATGTCGGGGTGCCACTTATTCACGTAGTTCATAATGCGTAGCCATGCGGCCTCAGCCTCAGCTTCCTGCTCCGCCTTTTCTTGTTCCTCAAGTTTGGCGGGATCGCCAAGCACCAGCGCCCGGATGTGCGGGATTTTCGGGAACCATTCTGACTCCAAGAGGATTCGATCAAGAGCCATCTTCAACCGCTCAAACGGCAGATCATCAAGAGCCTGCAAATAGATGTCAATTCGCTGGGTCGTTAGGGTCTGACCCACCGCTTCCGCTATCCCCACTAGTGCGGCGACGATCTCTTTCTGCTGAGATTCTGAGAGCTTCTTTGGCCGCTTCGATATTGCTGAGGGTTCGTTGTTCGGCTGAGTTTGGTCGTCGTCCATTGCCATTGCCTCCAAATAGTCCAAGATTGTGCTTCCAAGTTCTCACTGCACCTTTCCAATCAACCATCGACCGGCCCTGTATCTTCCATCCCTTCGAGTCGTGATTTGACATAAACCCTTCCGCTTCAAACTCCGGTTGGGGGATTCCAATTTCGTTCATATAGATGGTGACTTGGTGGATCGTGGGTTTCTGGAATGGGGCGAACTTCCTACGCTTGTGTGTGTTTACAATAGCAGGAGCAGGAGCAGATGCAGGGCATTGCTCTTGCTCTGCATTTGCATGGTGTCTCACCATCGCCGCTCCTCTACGCTTATCACTGATTTCCTTGAAGTTAAGCCAATTTTCGTGTAGTTTTTCATTGACCAACTTCCCGTCGATCTCTCGGAAACATCGCGGGAACTTCGCCATGAAATCGCGGAGACTTCGGATGTCAAGTCGTGCCGATCTCGCGGCGATCTCTAGGGGAAGTGGAAGTGTTCCAGGCTCCTCAGATTCCCAGGCAGCGGCTAAAAGCGTGATGTAGATTCCTCGTTGGTGCATGGTCATTTCGGCAATCGTGTGGCTACTCGTCCAGTCCTTAGCATAGAACTGGAACGCTGGAGGCTTGACACCCACTTGTGACTCCACAATGGTCAGCGGGTCAATTTTGGAAAGGATTCGACCTTTCCAGAGCGAGAAGTGAGGGGCTAGGCTCTGGACTAGCCCCGGCAATTCTCAAAGGCCCGAGGGCCACGCGCCCGGCCAGGCGCGATGATTAAGCGTAGTGCCGTCACGGGGCTTTGTCAAGGGCTTTCTGCGCACGGACCGCGGCGAGGGCCTCACCACGCCATCTGCGATAGCGGTCGAAAAACGCCACAATATCGGGGCGTTCGCCGCGCCATTCGACAGGCTGCACAGGTGCTTCGGCCAACGCCTGCTCTGCCGCGTGGAGGCGGTCGAGGAGAGGCTGGCCGGGGTTGCCTGACATTGGGCAGCCTTTGCCGTGCTTCTCAGTTCCATCCTTCGTTGGGAACCCGAATCCGTCCCCGTCTTTGCCCCACGGAGCCTCGTGATTTCCGCAAACGATACAGAAGAAGCCTTCTCCTTGCTTGTCTCTATGGTATTCGACTATTCTTGGACGCATGAACACGCAAGCCGCCCGCGCCTCGTCCCGCTGCCGATACGCTTCGTCACGCTCATCGACAGCCTTGTTGTGGAGAGTTTTCGTGAGTACAACGTAGGCTTCGGACTCTCTCAGCTTCTCGCGGAGGGAGCGGATTTCCTCTGCCGCCTGTATGACAACAATAGCGCTGTAATTCATCCTCTTTTCGGAAATGTGCTGTAGGTCTCGCTCACTCAGTGCCATCGCTCACCTCCTCCTTCGAAATCCATCCCCAGACGACCGCTGCCACCACGAGCAACAGCACGGAGCCTGAAAATCGCAGAAATTTCACGGCGTCACCTTCTTTTTGGACTCCTGCAAGCGGCGCTCCAGGGCATTCCAACCCGCCTCAAATGCTCTCTGCAAGCGATTCTGAAGGTAGACGCCGCTGGTCGTTCCCTCTCCACACTTCATTCCTTCGGGAGAGAATAGCCATTGATCTCGTAGCCGAGCCAGCGGAGAACGAAAATCCCGAAATGTCTTGTGCTTTATGTCACTCGGCATGTGTTTTCTCCTTCGCCTGGGTTCCCTGCAAGCGTCTCTCCAGGTCGGCGAGGCGCTCGCGGCTCTGATATTCACGCACTCGATAGTCGTATATTTCAGAAAAATCCGCGTTCAGCCTATTGCAAACATCTTGTGCAGCGATCCTGGAAAGTTTGAATCTCTCGGTTAAATCGGGGGTCCATCTTCCCCGAGTTCCCTTTGGTCGAAGTTCAATTACGTAGATAGCTCTCATTTTGGCCTCACTTCCCCGCCTGGGAGCGGATCGGCGTAGTTCGGGTCGGGGGAGAGGGAGCGAATCTTTCTTTCACTTGACCGGCAGAATCCCGCGACGGCTTCGGCGCACCTCTCCCGCTCAGCGGCTTGGGCCTCGACAATCGTCGCCTCAATCCACGGATGGTTGCTCCATTTCCGGGTCTGGTCCCTCTGCCTCGTCTTGCCGGTCCCGCTCATATTTGTCCAACAGCCTTTCGCGCTCAGCGTCGGGGTCCGGCCCCTCGCGCTCGGGCTCAGGCGGGTTGTACTCTGCCGGCGTCCGACTTCGCCACGAATCGTAACCGTGTGCTGGCCAGTCGGCGCCGCGCATTTCAGCATCCCTCTTGAGCAGTTTCCCCAAGCGATCCATCAATGCCAGGGTTTCAAGGTGTCGGACTTTTCTGGTGATGGGTTTCAACATGGCTTGTTCCTTTCAAAGTCTCAGGCTTGAACCCTTTGAGCCGCTTGACTTTTATTTTCCTACGATCATTTGACGTTTCGCCGCAATAACCCAAAACGCCTTGGTGGAATGCCTTCAACTCGGCTTCTGCGGCTGTCCGAGCCTTCACAACGATTCTGTGCCCGCGAGCACGGGCTGACCATCTAACGTCTCCCCACATGGTTTACCCCCTAGTGCGTGACGATGTAGGCGCAGATGCCGATGGCGATACCTCCAATGACTACGGCAAGGAGCCAGTCGATCGCCTGGTCAATCAGGTGCGCGCGGCGCTCTCTGCGCCACTCACGGAGCCCGTTGCGCTGCCACGCCTCCACCGTTCGGCGGTGCGCCTCGACGTCCTGGTCGTATGCGTCCAACAGAATTTCTTGGTACGATTTGTGCATGACTTCCTTCTCTCCTTCTCAGATTTAACTACGCGTCGTACGCTCCCGATTCAGGCGTGCAATGGACGTAGCCTCTCAGGCACGGATAACCGCAAACCCGGCACTTGCCGATCCGGTCCCCAAAAATATCCCATGCCAACGCAAGAGCTTTTCGGTTGAACGCTTCAGGGCTTAACCCCGGCATTTTCCTCTTGGTTCTCTTCGGGCGGAGTGTCGGTTGACGCTTCATTCTCGGCCCTCGGCTTTGGCGATGGCCGCTTCCAGCCGTTTCACGTCAACCGCTGACGAGCATCCTTGATGCCATTCTTCCAAACACTTTTTGGCTGCCTCCAGCAACGTAGGTGCCGCTGCGATCAGGCGGGCGTTGGCCTCGGCAATGCCGCGTTCGTGCTTGACATCTAACAGCCCGTCTTGCCAAGGCTCGGCGGCAGTAACGGTACAAATAGCCTCGCCCCCGCTCTTGGAGTAAACTTCCCAACTGCTTCGCCCTCCAAATGCCCACGGTCCCGGCGTGAATCTCGTCTCGCTCATGCTGCCCTCCCCCTCTTCTCTCCGAAAAGATCAAACCTGTCGGCTGCTATTTCCAACCCTGCTACGATCTGCGCCATTCTCTTGCCGCGCTCGAAGGTCGAGGGGCCTTTCATGGCCTCATCAATCAGCCGAATGGCTTCGCGCACAGCGGCCAAAAGCTCTTTCCCTTGCGGCGTCTTGTAGGCTTTCTCCGCGTCTTTGGCGTACCGTCCGGTAAGCATTACGCTGCCCTCCCCAGCCTTTCGGCCTCGACTTCTTCCCAGACTTCGTTCAGTTGCCGCGCGCTTTGCTCTGCGGCCGTCCTGGTCAAAAACTCGTGCGCTATCGGGACTTGCCCCGGCGTGTGCGTGTCCACCACCTCAAACGCTTGGCCGTACTCCGACAGCGCGCAGCGCACCTGATAGCGTAGCCCTTCATGGCAAGAGCAGGTGCACTCTTCATACTCGCAACGTTCGTGCAGACCGTTCGCGCAACAGCCGCTCATCGTCATTTTGTTTGCCTCCTCAGAATCCACTCCTGATAACACGCCTCGTGCGCCGCTCTCAGGATGGTTAAAACCTTCTTCACGATCTGGTACGAAATCGCCCTCCACAGGTCGCGCTCGTCAATGTCTCGGTTGCAGTAAAGGCAGAGCATGTTAATCACTCAAAAAAAGCGACACGAGCCCTTATTTCCCGCCCTTGTACTTTGCTGGCTTTGATTAGCAAGTGGCAGTATGGCCTTGAGACGCACGGGTCGCAATCCATTCGCAGTCTGGCTCATGGTCTTCGGCGAGCGTCTCCCATGCCTCGTCATCGCTCGCTTTTGGCACATCTTTACCTGAGCCTTTCGGCAATTCGGTGTCGCAGTAGACGCAATAATCATCGTCCATACTCATTGTCGTATCCTCTCCTCGGGCCATTCATGCTCTTCAAGATTTTCTAACGCCGTGCGGAGCCGTTCGGCAATGTAGCGCGGAGGACCGTCGCCAGTTCGCAAATAGTGCAGAGCGCATTCAATCGCGTCTTTCGCATCCATCAAAACCTCGGATTGACTCATTGCCATGCCTCTTTGGGCGCTCGTTTCTGCCCTAGTCCTCAGTAGAGCCCTCGTCAAGGGCTCGACTCGGGACTAGCTCCCAATGATCGTTGGAGTCTCAACTGTTCCTGCGTGCTCACGATAGAACCCGTGAGCGTATTCGACTGCCTCTGCAACAGTCTTGCGCCATGCCAAGGGATAGCCGTATTGGGATAAGGCTATCCATGCGTGCGATAACCCGTCAAGTTCTGCGAGTGGAAATCCTGTATCGTACCGCGGCATTTGATTCCCTCGTGTGCGTTCGTTTCGGCACGTTTAATCTATCGTTCGGCTCTCGCCTGGGAGAGCCCAACGAGGGACTAGCGACCTGCGCAGAGGTTGTGTAATGCAGTCTCGTTGCGAGCAACAAAGATCTTCGCATCTTTCCGCATTTGTCTCTCTGCCTTGCGTGTGGCTCGTTCTGCCATCTTGCGAGATCGTCGAGCCTCAGACTTAGTGTAACCCCAGTATATTCCATCCATCCACAAGCCATCTTTAGTTCGTACCATGATTCGATTCCTCACTGTGCGTTCCATTCTGCACGCCCTTTCTCATTGCAACAGGCGTGCCAAACGGTAAGTCGCTTAGTTTCAATCAAATAGATTCACTTGCCAAACACGCCGATCAATAAGTGCTTTAGAATGAGTGAACCTATAAGCGCAAAAGGTCAAATCGTATGGACACTAAGTGTCATGGCACGGCTACACAGCACGCAAACCATTGAAATTGCAGTCCAAGTCAAACTAGCCTCAGAACTAAACGGCTAGGCGCGTGCTCTGTTTCGCTCGTTTGGCGCTGAATCGGTGGCCGTGAATTGTCATTCGCAATTTTCGCTTGATTTTGTGCGCATTTTGTGCGAAGTTTTCGAGCATGAAAACCAAGGGCAAGGCCGCGAAGATTAGAGCTCTTGCTATGAGGTATCCTGAGCTTAATAAGCCTGCAATTGCTCGTCAGGTCGGTTGTTCAGTTCAGAACGTCGCTAGAGTGTTGTCTCGTTTCACCGAGCATACTCAGGCTGAGGTCGAAGAATTCGAGGTTAATAAACCTGGTGTGCTTACCGCTATTCAGCAACGGTTGCTTGAGTCAGTAACACCCGCTAAACTGAACAAAACATCTGCGGTCGGTTTGATTACGGGATTCGGCATCCTTGAGGATAAGCGTCGTCTTATCATGGGCTTACCGACCGGCATGGACGTGCATGTGCTGCTCGATCTTGCGGCCATAGTGCGTGGAGACCGGGGCGACAAGACTGGTTAACATAATGACTATTATCAGACACGACTCAAGTAAGTGCTTTAGTATCAGCAGATTGCAAGCGTAGTCCGTCGAGTGTGTCTGATAATATCAAATGTTATGTTAACTAGAACGGTGCCGATAAAGAGAGCCTACCCCACCCCCCAGGCCCCCCTAGACAGGGGGTGGGGCGAAAATCGGTACTATGCCCCCCAGCGATTTTTCCCCTTAAAGCATTATCCTAGGCTAGGGGGATAGTATAGGCGTAGACAAATGGCAAATGGTTCGAGTCTTTGCGCGCGAGACATTAGACATTAGGGGTTGGGGTACGCCCAGTCATAATGGCTTGACGTAGGGGTACGGCACGGTATAGGGTAAGCGCATGGCCAAGTCCGCATTTTCGCCTGGGGCGGTGAATTTCCTGAAGGGGTACAAGCCGGGCGATCCGATTGACAAAGAGAAGATCGCGGAGTCGCTGAAGAAGTACCTGCCGCTTTACTATCTGCAAATGATTCCCACGCAGGAGAAATTCGTTCGGATCAAGAACAAGTACGGGAGGATGCCGACGACGCGGCTTTTTGAGGGAGCGAATCAATCAGGGAAATCGCAGATTGGTGTGGCTGAGGACATAGCGCACGCGATGGGGTTTCGCCCGTGGCTTCCAAAGACCGACCCTGACTACAGGATTCCCATTCAGGTTCCGAATACGGGGCTTGTGGGTTGCGAGGTGGCAGGTCAAACTCTGGCGCAGAACATCGAGCCTCGGTTTATGAAACTGATTCCGGCGCACTGCGTAGCGGAAAAGACGCGATACTCGGATGGGTCGATCAAGAGTCTCTGCCTGACCTACGACTTCAATGGAGACCCCTGCGGGAGCACGATTCATTTTCGTTCGTATGTGCAGCCGGCGGAGAGCTTCGAGGGCATCATTGCCCACTGGATACACTGGGACGAGCCTCCACCGCAAGCGATTCTCAATGCCGCTGAACGCGGGAAGATGTCCACAAACGCGCCTTCGTGGTTGACGATGACGCCGCTGAAAGAGCCTTACATCTACAATCTTTTTTCGCTCCAGGCGTTCAATAACGGAGGCCAGGACCAGGAGATTGCGGCTTTCCGGTGTTCGGTGTGGGAGAACTGCCAGGACTGGTGCCGGGCCTGCAATGTCACCATTCCCGAAAATCAGCCGGAGAAGTTGAAGCCTGATGCCACCAGGCCTGTCGATAAGTGCCCTGCGTGCGGCAAGGTCATGGGCTTCATGCCGCGCGCGGGCATTGATAATTACCTCAAGAAGATTACCGACCCCGATGAACGCGAAGCGCGCGAAGAGGGCAAGTGGAAGCATCTTTCGGGATTGGTTTACAAGGAACTGGACCGCGCGGTGCATATCTATCCCGACTTTGAAATTCCCTCTGACTGGATGCGCTTGGAAGTGGTTGACCCGCACGATGCGAAGCCGACACGCTGGATTTTCGGCGCCGTCTCCCCGGAGGAAATCTCCATCGGAGGCAAAAATGCGAACCGGATTTATTGGTACTCTTACCTCTTATTGCAGGGAACTATTCACGAGATGGTGCGGCAGGTCAAGGTTCGGCGCGCCCAACATGGTTATCGGGAGCCAGGCATGGTTATCCTCGATGCCAAGTACGGCGCGAAGACCGTCAAGACGGCCGCCGAAGAGACTTCCTGGGAAGATGAGTTAGCGAAGGCGGGCATTCATGGGATTCAACTCTCGCACTCTGCGCCCGGAGATGTTTCTTTGGGGCACAAAGCGGTCAAAGAATATCTCAGGCCCCAACTCTCGATCTTGCGGGGCAAGGAAATTCCGGGGATGATGTTTGCGGAGCGGGGATGCGGTGGCGATCGTGGGCCTTGGCAGGACATGAGCAATTACAGTTGGGACGTTGGGAAGGACAAGCCGCAGGAAGAGTTCAAAGATTTTTGTGATTGCGTGCGCTACGCGGCTCTCGAACAGCCAACCTACCGACGACCGGAACCGGACATCGACCCGGCTCTCGTGAAATCTCTTCTTGACGCAAAAAAAGAGCCAGCGTACAATCCCACCAGTTACGGTTTGAGCATGAGGAGTTGACATGGCAGCCGCCGTTTTGCCCATCATACTTGGAATCTCCGCTGTGGCCACTGGGCTTGAGACGTATTCCGCATTCAACCAGCCCAAAGCTCCGGTAGCTCCAACGCAAACGCAGACCTCAACGCAGCAAGCCGAAGCTGCTCAGGCAGCAGCGCAGGCGCAAGCGACGGCCCTCATGCAGCGGCGGGGGATGAGCGCAACGGTTCTCACATCGCCAATGGGCGTGACAGGTTCAACGCAAACGCAGCGAGCGACTTTGGGAGCTTAAAATGATAATCGTGTTTACATGCAAAAGTGAAAATCCACAGGAATTGGCGAGGTTTGAGTCTTCCCTAATTCCAGAAGTTAATCAAGAAGTCAAATTGCCACAAGGGAATTTTGTGGTCCAGAAATCCGTAATTGAGTTTTTTGGTTCCAACGACAGGCATTTGGTGCAATTGTTTGTCGCCAAGGTAAAGTAAATGCCTTACCCTTTCGGAACATCCCGCCAATACGCAAGCTCAAGAGGTTTTTCCCCTTCAAAACTTGGAGGTCGAGATGAGGAAGACAAGGCGAAAGACTGTCTGAAAACTCTTCTCATTCTGGCCGAGCAAAGATTATTTTGGGAACCCGCCATCGACAACATCATAGCCTACGTCAACCACGGACGGCGGTTTATCACTGATCGCGACCAGTGGCCGGGAGAGCAGACGGGACAGGAAATCTACGATGACACCGCCATGCTCGCCCGCAACATGCTGGTCGATGGAATGGTAGGCTACCTCTGTTCGCGCAACCAGCCGTGGTTTGCTCTCGAATTGCCGGGGAAGTTCAATTTCCCTCCTGCGTCGGGGATGCGGTCCTGGTCGGGCCGTCGCGTGGATGAATATCCGCAAGTCCAGCGATGGCTCCAGGACTGCCAGACGGTAATGTACTCCGCTCTGAACCGCTCGAATTTCTACGATGTGGTGACGGAGTTCATTTCGGACGGTGCGACATGCGGGACGGCTTATTTTCTGGTGGAGGAGGACATTGAGCGGGCAGCCATCGTTTTCACTGTGCCTCATTTCCGAGAGTGCTATATTGCCGAGAATCAGTGGGGGAGAGTAGACACCTGCTACCGAGTTTACAGGATGACGCTCCGGCAACTGGCGCAGAAGTTCGGTTGGGACGAGATGGTTAAGGTCGAACCCAACTTCAAGAACGATTACGAATCGAACATGCACAGTGAGCGCGACGTGCTGCACGCGGTCTATCCCCGCGAAGATTATGAGCCGTGGCGCGCCGACGCCAAAGGAAAGCCATGGGAATCGGTGTGGGTATATTGTCGAGGCGGGAAAATCATCGTTCCAGGAACCGGCGCGACAAGCCCACAAGTGGCTGATTCAAAGAATAGCATTGTGCAAGAAGGTGGTTATGACTCTATGCCCATCGTCGCTTGGCGATGGCGAAAAAACAATGACGAGAAATATGGCCGTGGACCGGCTCATGATTCTTTTGTTTCTATCTCTCAGCTTAATCAAATGGGGCGTACTAATCTGGTCACAGCGCATCGCGCCGCTGAGCCTCCTTTAGGTGCGTGGGCTGACTTGAGGGGAGCAATTCAGCGCGGGCCTAATGGCATCACCTATATTGAGCGCAACCGTAATCTCGACCTGCGGGCCAACATGCCTCAGCCCCTCTATACGGGCGTGCAGAGCCTTCCCTTCAACATCGAGTACCAGGACCGCGTGCGCCAGGTTGTGAACCAGCACTTTCACACCGATGTTTTTATGATGATGAGCCAGCTTGCCCAGTCAGGGCACAGCGAGCGTATGGTGGTCGAGCAAGTGATGGAACTGCAAGGCGAGAAGGCCGCGATCCTGGGCACGCGAGTCGGCAACTTGCAGTCTGAGGCTTTCGATCCGCTGATTTACAGAATTTATTCCATAGAGGCAGAAGCCGGCCGCATTCCCCAACCCCCTGACATCTTGCTCGAAACGCAGCACGGACCAGTGGAAGTTGAATATCTTGGCCCTCTGGCGCAGGCGCAGACCCGGCTGAATACGGTTCGCACAATCCAGACGTGCCATACGATCATCACTCAACTCGCGCAGTTGAATCCGACCGTGATAGACGTGATTGATGCGGACAAAGAAGCCATGATGGTTCTCGACAAACTTGGATACCCTGTCGAATGCCTGCGTGACCCGCGCATGATTCAGTTAATTCGCCAGCACCGCACGCAGATGCAAGAGCAGGAGCGGCAAGCTGAAATCGTTCCCAAGATGGCCAAGGCAGCGGCGGCACTGAGCAAAGCGCCGGAATCCGGCAGCGCGCTCAAGCAACTGATGAGCGGCGGTGCGGCCACCACGGAGAATGTGGACTAAAATGCAAAACAAGCACCCGCTTGATCCTGACAATCCCGAGACCACACTCAAACAAAAACGCGCCGAAGAAATGATGCAGCGTTATCGGAACGTCTTCGGAACTCCAGAGGGCCGTCTTGTTTTGGGTGACATCTTGACATTGTGCCATTTCGGTGAAACACTTGACCCGAAAGACCCCGTGCAAGCGGCGGAGTACAATGTGGGTCTTACGATTGTCCGCATGGCGGGGGTTCTCGATCCGTTTTATTTGCAATTAGGAATGTGAAGGGGTGAATCATGCCGAGCGGTCCATATTACGATAACATCCGGGAAGGCGGGCCTGACGGAATCCGCAAACCTATGGAAGTGATGAAAGCAACCTACGCGGTCCAGAAGGAACTCAATCTTGGAACGGTGGACGCGACGGGAGGACTATCGAGGACTCTCACGCCTGACGAAACCGGCGCTACTGTGATTGAGGCCGCACCCACCAACGGAACGTTGACGATCATATATCCGGCCTGCATACCAGGGAAGATTCTGGTGGTGGTCAACGGGAGTTCAACTGAGAGTATCGTTGTCGAAGTGTCCGGGAATACGAGCAACACGGCCACCATCACGGAAAGCACGGCTGGCGTCGTTGTCCACACCTACTCGAATCTCGGGACCGCACTTGCGGCAGCACTGACGTAGGGGGATTGAAATGGCGGGCGAGACGAAAGACCCGAAATGCCCGGAGTGCCTCACTACTCCTTTGCGTTTCAACTACAGCAACCAAGTCGTTCCTGATGGAGCAGTGATCGCCTTGCTGTGGTGCGCAGACTGCGGGCATGTATTCACGCTGACTCAAATCGGGCAGCGTCCTATGATAGCTCCTGTGCTCAGTTCAGAGACTAAGAAGCTGAATGACTTCATAAAGGGGCACGGATAATGGCGACCGGAAACGCAAGCAAGGGCAGTAAGGGCGGGGGCACGG